TGGTTACAATAATCAGTATGGTTGGAAGACTGCGTTTGCTAGTCCAGAGAATCAACCTACCTATTTACATGCCCATAAGTTAATGCGTAAGACTTGGCAAGATATGCCAAACGTAAACGATATAGGTGGTGATAAATGGCAGCAAGTTACAGAGAAAGTTAACGACAACTATTTCTTTATAGACATGGATCGTTATACGCTTGAATCTGTATTGCGTAAAGGTGCTGAGCTTGTAAAACGTAAAGGTATTAAATGTTTAGTTATTGATCCTTTTAATAAAGTTAGAGATGTTGATTGTAAGACTGAAGATGTTAACAGATATACAATGGAATACTTAACTAAAATAGAGATCTTTGCTAAAAAATATGATGTGCTAGTATTTATAGTAGCTCATCCAACTAAAATGTATAAAGGAAGCGATGGAAAAATTGAAGAACCTACTATGTATAATATTAAAGGTGGAGGTGAATGGTATGACGCATCGTACCACGGCTTGCTCGTTCATAGAGATTACGATGCTAAAACTACTAAGGTTAAGGTTCTCAAAGTTAAGTTCCAGAACCTGGGTGAGAATGGCGCTGAATCTCATTTTACCTGGGAACCTAAGTCTGGTTCTTTCATACCGAATGAACCGGTTGTTGAAGACGGAGGACCAATGCCCTGGGAAACATAATGGCATTTAAACGTTGGAAGAAAGCACCAAGCAAAAACCCTCCACACAAAATGTGGAGCCCTGATGAAATGAAGGTAATTGGTTGGTGTTTACAAAACAACATAGAGGTAGGTATAAGCCCTGATTGGAAAGACGATATGAGCAGATGGCAGGTTGATCTTAGAATAAACGGCAAACTACACATTGACCCAAACAGATACAGCGATGAGGTTATACTAAATAAAATGTACGAATACTATAAATATTATTATGATAAAAAACAACTTTAAAAATGCTGAAGAAGCATATAAATATTTCTTCAGAGAAATACTAAAAAATGGAACACCATTTGCAAACACTAAGGCTTTGTTTAATGTAGGTTTTACAATAGAAAATCCTATGGATAACCATATACACGACAAAGGTTCTATTGTGCCTAGAAAATGGAACTTAGAATATGCACGTGCTGAATGGCAATGGTATTTATCTGGCGATCCACATATTTACACGCTGGGCGATATATACGGTAAAGTACCCGAGATATGGCAACGTATGGCTAATAAAAAAGGTTATGTTAACTCTAACTATGGTTGGCAGTGGGAACGCAACGGACAACTAGATAAAGTAATTGAATTATTATCTGAAAAACCAGATACTAGACAAGCATGCATATCTATATACGATGGTAAAGAAATCAGCGAATATGCTTTTGACACACCATGTACTTATGCTGTGCAGTTTACAATATTAAACAATAAGCTTAATATGTGTGTTACGATGCGTTCTAATGACCTCTGGTACGGTTTCTGCAACGATCAGTATTGTTTTTCAATGTTACAACAATTAGTTGCTAGCAGGCTAGATATACCAGTTGGTACATATTATCATTTTGCGCACAACCTACACTTGTACAATGACAAAATACCTAAACCACATTTATAATGACATATTACTTATATCACATACCAGGCAAAAAGATCGGTGTGACTCGCGATCTAAAAGAAAGAGTCGAGAATCAACAAGGTTACAATGAAGACGAATACACTATATTAATGGAGACAGATGACATACTACAAGTGTCTAATGCTGAGATATTAATGCAAAAAGCCTTTGGCTATAAAGTTGACATAGTACCTTATAATAAACTTAATTTTAATAAAGAAATGAAAATAAACGTAACAGAACAAACTACTACATTTCCTATGCCATTAAACAAGCTGAAAGGCAGGTTGATGGACAACATAGGCATGTCGTGGCAAACAACAGACGGCGATGTAACACTTACGTCGGAGTCTATAAAATGGGTTATTGCAAACGCAAAAACATCTATGTATAATGACGAGCGATGCTACGTGTATAATAAAGCTTTTGCTAGGTGGTTTGACAACAATAGTCCATACCCAAGAACTGGCGCGCTAGCACCTACAGGTATAAGGTCAATGGACGAAAGAAAATGTAAGGAATACCAAGATCATGATCCAGAAGAACACGGTATGCCTGAATGCTGTAATTATGATGATTATTGTACAACCCCAAAAGGAAGTAAGCATGATTGTATTAACTCCGGTGGCTTTAATGAGTTTGACTTAATAAGAATGTGGGCTAATCAAAGAGGTATATATGAACACGGTGATACAAAAACACAAGCACTAAAGCTAATGGAAGAGGCTGGTGAAATATGTAGAGCTGTACTTAAAGAAGATCACGACGAAGTTGTAGATGGCATTGGTGATTGTGTAGTTGTACTTACAAACTTAGCTGAACTACAAGGTGTTAGTATTGAAAAATGTATTAACGTTGCTTACAATGTTATAGCACAGCGATCAGGTAAAATGGTTAACGGAACATTTAAAAAAGATTAATATGAGAATACTGTTTATGTTGCTGCTAGCAACTCAAATACAAGCGCAGACGTTATGTGATTCAAATATGACGTACACAACAGGCTCGCAATACCAACTAGAAGTAGCAATACCAATTACTGGAAATAGTTTACCGGTGATGGCTCCGATATATGCTGTAACTTATGGTAATCAAATGATGTTAAGCGAAGACAGTTGTTTTAGTGGACCTTGTACACACGTGGTATATAACTACAATATGTCTACAGGTATGCCTTACGATACAATTACAACTTGCATATCTTATACTTTAACAGACACATCAGGTTATGTTGACACGTTAAACTGTTGTTTTACTCAAATATGGGACGGTCAAGCTTGGATGAGATTGACAAGTATAACTGTTGGTATAAATGAAATCACAAATAAATTAGTTAATAACAAAATGTACGATCTTTACGGTAGAGAAATAATCAAAGCCAAAGGTATTTACATACAAAACAGAAAAGTAAAATATGTCAGATAGAGAAATAATGGATGCAAAACGAGGTATTGAACGTAAGTCTTATGGTTTTCGTGATCCTGTAGTTAAAAATGTAGTTGATAAGTTTGTTAGTAGATCAGATGTAGGTTATGAAAAGTATGGCAGAACATTAGATGATGAACGTAGAGGCGGTTACAAAGACTTAGCTGGTTATCTTAATGATATACAAGAAGAGCTTATGGACGCTGTGCTATACATACAAGCTGCACGCGAAGATCTACAAACTAAATACGATCCGCCAATAGCATACGCTACTGCTTCAGACTATGATGATGAAGAAGAGGATTAAAAGAAAGCGAGGTCCTGTTGTAAGTAAAAAAGTTACTTATGACGGGATCAAGTTCGCATCCGGTCTTGAAAAATATATGTATCTAGCTTTGAAGAAAGCTAAAATAAAAGCTCGTTACGAAGGAGAAACATATGTTGTTCAAGAAGGTTTTGAGTTTGACACAACAAGTTACGAAAGGCAAGGTAATGGTAAAGGAGAGTTTAGAGACAGAGGTAATAAAAAAATATTACCAATTAAATATACTCCAGATTTTGTAAGTCCTTCATTTATAATTGAATGTAAAGGCCGTGCAAATGAAAGCTTCCCATTACGTTGGAAAATGTTTAAAAAATATGTAAAAGCGAATTTACCTCGTGTGACTATATATAAACCTCAGAATCAGAAGGAATGCGACAAGGTAATCGAATTAATAACCAAACAAAAATTTAAATGAATAAATTAAATAGTTGGGAGTTAAGCCTTGGTACGTACCCTGGTTTTTTAATCGGCCTAAGATCTTATGCCGAGCCCTACAGAACAAACCACGTATTTTATTTACCGTTCGTGGATATTTGCCTAACAGTTTACAAAAATAAATAATGAATAGAAACAATAAAATCCTATCGGATATTACTGTGCATATGAAATATGCTAAATATATCCCAGAGTTAAACAGAAGAGAAACATGGGAAGAGTTGGTGACACGCAACAAGGAAATGCACCAAAAGAGATACCCTGAATTATATAACGAAATAGAAGAAAATTACAGATATGTATATAAAAAGAAAGTTTTACCAAGTATGCGAAGCCTACAATTCAGTGGCAAACCGATTGAGATTTCGCCCAATAGACTCTACAACTGCTCCTATCTACCTATTGATCACGTTGATAGCTTTAGTGAGTCTATGTTTTTACTCCTTAGTGGATGTGGCGTAGGCTACTCCGTACAAAAGCACCATGTTAACAAACTACCACATGTAACAAAGCCGTTTGATAAAAGAACAAGACGATTTGTTATTGGTGATAGTATTGAAGGTTGGTCAGACGCTGTTAAAGTATTAATCAAGTCTTATTTAGGTCCTAAGAGATCATCTAAGGTCAAGTTTGATTATTCTGATATTAGACCAAAGGGCGCAAGACTTGTGACCTCAGGGGGAAAAGCTCCCGGACCACAACCATTAAAAGAATGTTTATTAAAAATTAAAGGAATATTAGATGCAAAAGAAGATGGGGGTAAATTATCAACGTTGGAAGTCCATGATATTGTCTGCTATATCGCGGATGCTGTTCTTGCTGGAGGAATCAGACGCGCCGCTCTTATATCATTATTTTCGGCGTACGATGAAGAAATGATTTCATGTAAGTCTGGTAGTTGGTGGGAGAATAATCCACAACGTGGACGAGCTAACAACTCAGCAGTTCTTATAAGACATAAGATAACTAAAGAGTTTTTTATGGACTTATGGAAACGTATAGAGCTATCAGGATCTGGTGAACCTGGTATATATTTTAACCACGATAAAGACTGGGGTACAAACCCTTGCTGCGAAATAGCACTAAGACCTTTTCAGTTTTGTAACTTGTGTGAAGTTAATGTTTCAAACGTAGAGAATCAAGAAGATTTTAACTCAAGAGTTAAAGCTGCAGCGTTTATAGGAACATTACAAGCTGGTTATACTGAATTTCATTACTTAAGAGAAATATGGCAAGAGACAACAGAGAAAGACGCACTTATAGGTGTGTCAATGACAGGGATAGGGAGTGCCGCTGTGCTCCAGCAGGATATGCAGGAAGGTGCAAGTATCGTAAAACAAGAAAATGCGAGGGTTGCAAAATTGATAGGTATCAATCGCGCGGCACGTACAACGTGTGTTAAACCTGCAGGGACGACATCTCTGGTACTTGGAACATCTTCGGGTATTCATGCGTGGCATAATGATTATTACATACGTAGACTGCGTGTTGGTAAAAATGAAGCTATATATAAATACCTAGTAAAAAACCACCCTGAACTTGTTCAAGATGAATATTTCAGACCACACGATACCGCTGTAATTGAAATACCTCAGTCAGCACCTAAAGGTTCTATATTAAGAACTGAGTCTGCTTTTGATTTGCTTGAGCGTGTAAAACGTGTAGCTACTGAGTGGGTTAAACCTGGTCACAGAACAGGAAATAATACACACAATGTGTCTGCTACTGTAAGTTTAAAGAAAGAAGACTGGGATAAAGCAGGTAAGTGGATGTGGGAAAACAGAAGCTGTTACAATGGTTTATCAGTATTACCTTATGACGGTGGAACATATACTCAAGCACCCTTTGAGGATATAACAAAAAGTAAGTTTGATAAGTTAGTTAAACTGTTACAAGATATTAATCTTGAAAATGTAACTGAAGCAACTGACGAAACAGATCTATCTGGCGAATTGGCCTGTGCCGGTGGATCTTGTGAAATAACAGGCCTTTAATTAAAACAATTATTATGAAAAAAATGTTAATGAGTTTAACTTTAGCTGTACTATGTACTGTTGCTGTTAACGCACAAAATGCAAAAGGTGACTGGTACATAGGTACTGGTGACATCGCTAATACCGCTTGGACTGAGTGGTCTATAGCTCCAACTGTAGGCTATGCAATAGCTGATAAGTTTATGGTTGGATGTAACGTATCTCAAGCAGACTCGTCTGCAGAAATGGTACTAGATGCACATGTTAGATATTTCTACAACGGATTATTTGGATATGTATCTGCTCCTAACTTAGATACTGATAGACTAACTATTGGTGTTGGTAAAATGTTTACGTTCCACAGAGGAATATACATTGACCCAAAAGTTGTATATAACACAAGCGAAAAGACAACTAACTTAATGTTAGGTGTTGGCCTTAAATTTTAGTATTAACTTAAAACAATAAACAATTATGGATAAAGTAATAAAGTATTTAACAGGATTTTTTTCGGGATTAGTTGCGGTTATGATGGCTATCGTACCAGTGACAATTCTATGGACATTATTAACGGGAACATCAGTGTTTGGTATGAATATCATAGCAAACTTTATGGACATGGTAAATCAATTAGGAGCTAACGGTTTTGTTGGTCTTTTATCATTGATATTTATTATGTACTTCTTTCTGTGTGATGTTTGTGTTAAAGGAAAATAAATTATAAATCAATTAAATTAAATTAAATTATGAGTTTTAATAAATGTGCAGGAATATATGATCAATTACAAGATCTAGTAAATGACACTCAGTCAGATATGACTAAGTTTGTAGAGGGTAATAACTCTGCAGGCACGAGAGTCAGAAAAGCAATGCAAGCAATTAAAGGCTTGGCACAAGAACTAAGAGTTGAAGTACAAAATCAGAAAAATTCTGAGTTTTAACTAACTGTTAGAAAATAATAAAGGGGATAACGAAAGTTGTCCCCTTTTTTTATATTGCTACCGTAAAGATAGTGATCATAATAACTAGGTATACTAGCCAACTAAGATCTATTTGTTTTGTTTCCATAGTGCTACTATCACTAAATAAATCGTATAGTTTATACATACAACATTAAGAAATTGTTAATTAATCTACTGTGTTTATTTTTCCTATACTTGCCGCTGCAACTGTATTTACCTTACCAACACTAGCAGCAGCAACACTATTTACTTTATGAGTATATCCACTAGCAGGATCTGTGTATGTTAAGTTTACAGCGCTAGCAAAATTAATTTGGTTGGTTACATCACCACTTTCTTCTAATAAATCTTCTTCTTCTTCTCCAGCATCATGAGCCAAAAGTAACGCTACATTGAAATCATTGTTGTTTATAATCTGAGTAGCAGCTGCAGCGTTTAAAGTAAAAGTTACAGTACCACTAGTAGAAAAACTCGTGTCAGAAGAGTATGCTGTGCTACGATCTATGTTGTTAAAGTCAGCATTTGCAAGCTCACCACCATTGCTACTACCAGCTGTATGTTTTATTGCTCTTGTATTAGAATTGTTCCCACCGTTTGCACCAGCAGAAGTTAGTTGAAGTTGAAAACTAGAACCACCTGATATACCAGAAGTATTAAAATGTATAAAAGTTCTTATAAATCTATATGTTCCCCCACCTCTTCCTGTTGATTTATAATATTGTATTGCGCTTTGAGTATTAGTTGAGCTATCATAAGCTGTACCAGTAGTAGCATTAAGTGCAGCTGAATAACTACCAGAGCTTGCTCCTACTATAAAACCTTTTCTATTTGATGCTAGTGTACCCATTTAAAATTCTTTTTTAGGTAAGTAATAAGTAGTGTGATTAAAGTAGCAATTGCTAGGAGGGTTTACCGTAATAGCTTCATAAGTAACACCGTCAATATTGTAGTAATTGTTTTCGCTATTAACACTGTTCCACCACGTAACCTTACAACCTGTGTTAGCTAAATTAGCTAAAGAGCTTTTAAACTTATCCATATTGTCGTCAGCAAAAGTATCATAGAATATACCATCATAAGTAGCTAAACAAATTTTTCTTCTTTTGTCTTTAACTGTATTCCAGTCGCTTTCTATAATAGTTACATTAGGTTTATCACTAGCCCAAGCTTTTGCTTTTTCTATTATCTGCGGGTGATTTTCAACTATAGTGTGAGAATTTATAGAGTTAGCTTGAATGTAGTTTGCTGCTATACCCATACCAAATCCTATCTCTAATATATCACCACCATTTTTGCAAACGTAATCAGCAGATTTTTTCATAATAGCATCTTCCCAGTCCATCATTACTTCCATGTCGATGCTGTCATTTGCAGCCTTATAATAAATCTTATCAGATTCAAATATTAATGTTTCGTCTATATAGCTCATTATGCAACCTCAACAAATGCTCCGTCTGGATTAAAATATATTGCACCATTACTAGCATGTAAACAATAACCTATAACTCTAACTATATCACCACTACCTGAAGGTGCTGTTGCAGTTGCGGTACCAGCTGTTGTTGATAAAAACAACGTGTTACCTACACTTCCTGGGTCATGATCTAAAGTAACAAAACCTCTTAACAAAACACCATTAGTATTTGAAGCTGAACCTAAAGCAACACCAATCATACCTGTAGATGTAGAAGCGGCGTCAGCATCAATTAAAGCCCAATTACCACTTGAGTTGTAATAATATATTTTACCAGCGTCCATAGATGTTGTACTGCCAAAAAAAGCTACATCACCCATTTTGTAGTCAGCATCGTTACCACTACTTATAGCACCTACTCTTGTTTTTATTGTAGACTTGATACTACCGCTTACTGAAATACCACCATTAAAACTTACAGTTCCATCATCAGCAATTTCCATAGCGCCAGGGTCAGATGCAGAACCTATTTGGCCATCATCGTCTATAATTATATTTGAAGCTGTTATGTTTTGTCCAGTAGTTAAACCAGAACTATCTACTTTTAACCTTTCAGCTCCACCAGTAAAAACTTTATAAGTATCTGCACCACTAAAGCCAAAATAAGTATTTGTATCACCAACGTGGTATATATAATCTGGCATGTGTATTGCCTTGCTAAATGTTACTTTTTCAGAAGCACCATCTACATCTATATAAGTAGCGTTTGCACCACTACCGTTATCAGCTTGAATGTATATGTGAGAGTCATTAGCCTCTGCTCTTATATAAAAATTACCAGTTTCATTATCTATATAACCATGAGAACCAGTATGCTGTATTTTAAGATCTTGATCGTTTCCAAACCTACATTGTATACTATCTTGAAACTCTTTGTGCCCAGTTATATTTTGACTAACACTTAAGTGCATTGTATCTGAGTCTAAATAAGCTGATGCAATAACATCACCTTGGTAGGCACAACCTGTTAAGTTACCACTTATATCAGCGTTACCGTTTATGTCCAGCGAAGTACCTTGTACCTCGCCAGACGACTCTACATCATGTAAAAATTTTACCGGCATTTAATTTAATTTTAATTAGTTAAACTTAATCTATTTTAGTTACTAAAACTATAATGTCGTTACTCGCAGGAGCAGTATTAAAGTCTACTGTAACATTTGCAGTATCTGTTCTTACAACTTGTGCATACACGGTTTCATAAGAACTTGCATCATACATTTGTACAACAACATCTCTCGTTCCTAAAGCGTGGTTTACAGCTATTGAAGTAGCAGATCCATTACCAATTGTAGCTTTATAACTTCTTGCAGCTAAACCTGCGGCAGTTACAGCTCTTGCTGTGTCAGTACCAGCTAAAGCTTCAGCAGTTGTAGCAAGTTCAACTTTACCAGCAGCACTTGTAGATGCAGCACTTACAATCGCTGTTGCATTACCACCAGTAAGTGTGCCAACTGAAGTTAATGAAGAGGCTGTTACACTAGATTTTAATGTAGCACCACTTAGAGTACCAGCAGCGGCTGTTACTGTAATATTTGCACTACCATTAAACGATACTCCATTTATAGTTCTTGCTGTAGTTAATGTAGCTGCAGATCCAGAGGTATTTTGATTACCTGCGCTATTAACACCAGGTAGATTAATATTAGCACTACCATTAAAACTAACGCCACCTATTGTGCGCGCAGTAGTTAAAGTAGCAGCAGAGCCCGATGTGTTCTGGTTACCAGCAGAGTTTACACCAGGTAAATTTATATTTGCAGTACCATCGAAACTTACACCACCAATTGTTCTTGCTGTCGCTAATGCAGTTGCTGTTGCAGCAAGACCAGTACATGAGCCAGATGAACCTGTTGTATTAGCGTTGATCTGAGCAAATCTATCATTAATCGCAGCAGATGTCATAAGGTGAGCATCGTTATCAGTAAACTCACCTGAGTCATCAATACCACTAATAGTATTACCGTCCATTCCTAAACCAGTTGCAGTAACCTTAGCTACTCTTATACTTTGGAAACCTTCAGCTCCAGCACTATCTTCTCCACTTCCAGCAGGATCGATAGCTCCATTTGCCTCAGCACCAGTTGCAGTAGTACATATTAAATGAAACTCTAAGTCGCCTTCGTCCCATTTTAAAGCTACATTAGCTTCACCATTTGTTGTTCCAGAACCTCTTGACCATAATACAGCTAAGTCATTAGTGTTTGCACCAGAAGCACCTTGGTTTAATAGTAAGATCTTATCTTTTATGGCTGTATTTGTAGTCGATTCTAAAACAGTATCACCTTTTAATGTTATACTACCATCAACAACAAAATCACCTTTAACAGTTACGGTTTCAGCAGAAGTACCAATAGCAAGAGCACTACTACCAAATACACCACCTAAAGTTGTTTTTAAGTTTGCAGCACTTACAGATACATCAGTGTTTGTAATAGCCCCAGAAGCAGCTCCTAAATATCCCCATTGTGTAGCAGATATTGTAGTTGAACCAATGTTTTCTAATTGAGCACCTTCAGCCGCTGTAATATTAGAAATCTCTGTAACTTGAGAAGCAGCTATTGTTTTGTTAGTTAACGTTTGTGAAGCTGTTAACTGTACAATGTTACTGTTCGTTATACTTGCTATTTTTGTAGCTGTTGCAGCATTTCCAGAAGTTGCTTGGTTACCAGCACTGTTAACGCCGGGTAAATCTATGTTTGCGCTACCGTCAAATGATACACCTCCAATATTTCTAGCTGTTGTAAGCGTAGCCGCGGATCCACTAGTGTTTTGATTACCAGCAGTATTTACACCTGGCAAGTTAATGTTGGCACTACCGTTGAAAGACACACCACCAATTGTTCTAGCGGTTGTTAACGTTGCGGCTGAACCAGTTGTGTCTTGATTAAGAGTTTGAACTGTAAATGTTAAATCGTAAGGATCACCATCAGCTCCACTGTCTACGTCTGTCCAATTAATATCAATACCTCCACCTTCAACAAATTTAACTTCTTTGTTTTCAGTAATTATTACTTCCGTACCATCACCATCCTCTATAACAAATCCATCACCCATATCAACAGTGTTAGTGTCAGTGTTAGTTATAGCGCCTGTTGCTGCGCCGAGATAACCCCATTGCGCTGCTGATATAGTTGTACTACCGATGTTTTCAAGCTGTGCACCTTCTCCAGCAGTTAAATTAGATATTTCAGTTACCTGTGATGCCGCAATAGTTTTGTTAGTTAACGTTTGAGTTCCTGTTTTTGTTACAACAGTTGAATCAATTGCGATGTCATTAGCATTGGCAGTTATACCAGTACCACCAACAACATTTAGTGTTACACCACCTGAACTACCACCACCAGTTAAACCATCACCAGCTGTTACTCCTGATATATCACCAGTAGCTGACGAAAGAGAAATCCAGTTTGACCCGTCATAGAATTTCACCACGTTACTACCGCTATGATAAAATAATTGTCCTTCAACACCAGTAGGATCAGAACTTAAGTGCTGTAGCTTCATATTTAAGAGCTGATTGTCATTCAGATCAATATTAGCTAGAAATTTTACATCTGCCATTTTATTTTTGTTTTATGTTATTTTTTTGTTTTATTTTAATTAAAGAATGCTTTTCCTGAAAAAGAACCCTCAAAGTCTAGTGTAACTTGATTTACACTATTATATGTTATCTGCCCTACAACTACCTCGTTTGCAGAGTCAACTACAGTAACAGAGCATTTTTTAGCCAAGTTATGGTTAATAACCCACTGTGAGGCCGGCGTACCTTGCGTGTGTATAAAATTTGCATCAGTAGTGTAAACATTATTTACAGGTGTTGTTGGTTGCCCTATATATTTCGCCATTTATTATATTATTTGATAGTTAGTCTTTCCTTTTTCTTTGTACGCCTTTAAACATCTGTTTCTATTTTTTTCAGGTGACACATAACTTACATGTACCCAATCAGGATTTTTGTCATTTCCAAATTCCCATATCATTTGATCAAAGTCTAAATTCTCTTTTATAAACTCATACATTTCAGCATTGCTCATTTTACCAAATGTATCATCTATGTCTATAGCTTGACCTTTGCAGTGTTGTGATTTAGAGCTTCCGCCTATAGCTTTATTGAGCTCAGGTGATCTATAAAAACTATTAATTTTTATTGGCCCACCAACATAGGTTCTAAGTGGTTCAAATATTTCTTCTGCCACTAAAACCATGTTTCTCTCATGTTCATCTGTAGGAGTATTATCTATATTCAACCTTGTTGCAGTTCTGCTATACACTCCTTCTTTACTACTTATATGGTTACTTATCATTTTATTTGCTTATTAAAACATCTACTGTATCACTAGGGCTAACCGTAATATATAAACCGTATTTGCTATTGTTAAAAGAAACCATAGACTCGTTGTCTAATAACAAAGAAACATTCACAGGTATTGCTACCGATGAAAGTATATTAAAACTTTGTGGTTCCCCTGATGTTGGGTTGCTCTGTAAAAACAAAGTTACTGCTGCATCTGCAGAAGCGTGAACGTTGGTTATCAAAATAGATTTTATACCACCAGACCTACTACCCTGCTCAATAAGCGTTGTAGTTACTCCGTTGCTACCAATTATATTATGATAAGGAACAAACGCCATTTTACTGCTCGAAGAACATTACATATTCTAAAACTACAGTATCGTCAGTTGCTGGTACTACTTGAACATCACCAGTTGTATCGATACCTGTAAGAGGTATCATCATCCAATCACCACCGTATAATTTAGAAATTTCTTGGTAAGAAGCTGTTGTTCCAGCACTACCTACTGTACCTAAACCAATAGATACTGCTACTGACTTATCAACGTTTCCTTTACCATCTCCTATGTTTTTAACAAATAGCTTTGCCGCTTTACTATCACCTGTTTCAACTTGAAGATCTGCCATAACTATTAAATCTTTTGCAGTTGTAGCTGTAAACTTTCTTCTTGAAAAACCTGTAGTTTCTTCTATATCGTTTGTTGTTCCTGCTTTGGTTAAAGTCATAGACTTTGATATACCTCCAAATGCTGGGTAAATATCTGAAGCTATACTTATTGTTGCTGTTGTTGCCATATTATTATTTTTTTTATATTATTATTAATCTACTGCAAGTAAAGTTCTACCTTCATGAAATACAGCGTATCCAATTTTATTTGTACCGTTGAATGCTTCTACTTCTATATCTGCCGCTGCATCATTTGCGTCCCAAGGAAGAAACATCCAATCGCCTGCATATAAGTGACCTATTAACATACCATCTATCATTATTGAAATGTAGTAAGTTTCGTCAGTAGAATCATTACATATATAAACTTTATTTCCTTTACCCACGCTTAAAGCTGTAGCGTCTATAAATTGTTTTTGAGCACCTGAAGCTAGTTCAATGTGCCCCATATCCATTTGATCTAAACCGTCAGCAGTAGTACCCGCTTTCATACATGTTGTTGATGTAGTTACGGACATATTATCTGACAGTAGATCACTAGTTAGCGTTACCGCTGCTGTTGTTGTTGCCATTTTTATTTATTGTTTAGTTATTATTAATCTTCAAAAAGCATATACTCCAACGTCATATTTGCCGCTTGTGGAGTTATGTCTATATCACAGTTTGTACCTGTTGAATCTGCTGACCAAGGTATAAAAGCCCAGTCACCAGCCCATATTCTACCAACAACAGTGCCTGCAACTTGAATTTCAAAGTATTGAGTTGCTGTAGTTGAAGTATTCTTTAAATATACCTTATGAGCTTTGTCGTCTGTGTAATCAGCCGCTGCAAACAAAGTGTATTCATCTGTATTTGCCGTTGTTTTTCTAGCTAAACCACTAGTACCTATTACTCCAGTAGAGTTATCAGCACCTGTCAAAGTACAAGTTGTAGCTAGCGATAATTCGTCAGACAATAAGTCTGTACTGCTCAGCGTTATAGTTGCCGTTGTTGTTGCCATATTATTTTTTTATTAATTGTTTTATTACGCTTCCATCGCTGTATATAAATAATAGAAGCTTGTTTTTTATTATTTTTGTTTCCCTACCAAGAAGATCAGTTACAGCAACTAATTTTTTCTCAGCTTGCCCTCTAGTTAACAGTGGGCCAGACCAAGTACCTTCACAGTAGCTATAGGTAGCTTGACATATTGTGTCCCACTCATTTTCACAACAGTATTCGTCTATATCTATTACCCAGGCGTAACATGGATCGTTAAGCCAGTAAGGTATGCTATCACCAGTAGCACAACCTGCACTGTAAAGACAAGATAAAGGATCGTCAACATTAGCATTTCCATTATAGTTATACGCTGTTTGATCCATGCAACCCACAATGATAGAAATACACGAACCGTTATCCGTGTTAGCCAATGAATCGTAATTAAGAGCCAAACTATCCATACACCCATAAATATAAGCAACACAACTAAAATCCTCCGTGTTAGCTTGTGGGGAATAATTAAGAGCGCTAGGATCCGTACAACCATATATAAAAGGAACGCAAGAATTGTTATCAGCATTAGCTAGTGGGTTATAATTGAAAGCTGTACTATCAGTACAACCATAAACAAAAGGTGTGCAACTACCATTATCACTATTTGCTAGTTGATCGTAGTTAAACATTGTAGGGTCTGTGCAGCCATATAAAAATGGTATGCAGGTGTCAGGTGCTGTTGCAAGTGGATTGTAGTTAAACATTGTTCCGTCCATACAGCCGTATATATAAGCTAAACAACCCCCGTTATCTACGTTAGCAGTGCTATCGTAGTTATAAGCCGTTGAGTCCATACAGCCAAAAGTTGCTAAATTAAAACAACTGTCGATAACATTAAAATCAGTTGTATATCCATTAGTTGTATCGTTATGATACTCTACATAAGCAGGTGAAGCACAACCTGGGAACCAGTAGCAAAAATCAGCTGTATTAGCTGTGTCTGAGTAGTTGTACGCGGTTGAGTCCATACAACCATATATTTTTTCTTCACAAATATTTCCACAATAAGTAAAACCTTCGTACAAAACAAATGGAACTATAAATGGAGGCGATATACTTATAGCGGTATCACCCTCTGGTCCTATTAAAGTAAAACCACATTCGATAGAAGTTGACTGTGCTTGTTGACTAACAAATAGTTTAGCACCAACTTGAGCTGGTGCATACAAATCCAAGGTGAAAGCTTGATTAAAACCACCAGTCATATTAAAGATAGAGGTATCTCCATCTTGATATATTTCTAGTCTAGTTCCAACCCAACCATTTCCTACGAGGTCATGCAGTATTAGATCGTAAGAACACTGGTCGATGTTCTCCATTGTATTTGCGATGGGATTGTAGTTGAACATTGTGTCATCTGTACAACCATATATTTTTAAAGTAGCACAGCTACTATCACTTACAGTGGCTGATGGGTCGTATTCTACGTAGTCGTCGTCCATACAGCCTAAAACTGGAGGAGGTGGAACACAGGTATCAGATATAAATACATGAGTGGAATCTTGCCCAAAGCTAGGATCATCTCCGTATACTAAGGTATCGCCACACTGTATTACGTAATATGAACCATCTTGTCCTCCCCATAAACTACCTTCAAGCCCATCACCATATAAATCATATATAGTGAACGATAACTCGCCTACAGGTAAACAATTAATTATTACTTGTGGTTGGTAGTCAGGAACATTAGAATAAACGCCTCCTGACAGAAGTACGTTTCCTAATGAGTCTTTTATGTCCCAAGAAGTTTCTTCTGGGTATTGATCTAGATTTATTAATACTACAGTTTGCACACAAACAGGTGGTGGACCTGGAGGTGGGCAGGGTAATATTGTAACCGTACTGTCTCTTTGAAAAAAAGAACCTACAACTGGATCCCAGTGTAATATTGGCCCTTGACAAGCGTTACCCATGCGAAAGCTAGCGGGATTTGTAGATGTCCAACCATCACCATACGAGTCATTTAACGATATAGTATAATCTCCGCTAAACACGTTTATAATAGTGTCTAAGTATTCATATTGAATTGTGGGCTGGTAAAACATAGAAGTATCACCAGAAGCGTCTGAAACCATAAAGAAGTTAGACTCTGTAGGTGCATAGAAATCAAACTGAACTTGAAACCTAACCCAAGAGTCTTGTGCGAGTAAACCTAACGGTAGAAATAAAATTAAAATTAGATTTTTCATATTAAAAATCACTCATTATTTGTTCATTAATAAATTGTTGTATCTCTTTCCTTGTTGCCTCCATTTTGAAACTAAGATCAGCTTGGTATCTTTTTATTTCTTCTCCATCTTTAAAAACTATTATAGTAGGCACTATGACTATTTTGTGCTTATCTTGTAGTTTTGGCTGTTTGACTATATCTACTTTAGCGATATCACAGTCGGATAATTTACCAAACCACTCTACATCGTTTGTAGAGTTCCATTCTGCGTTAAACTGTGTTACCACAACCTGTGCTGACAATAGGTTTGTAAGTAGCATTAAAAAAATAATTAGCACATAAGCACCAAAAATTTTCCAAGCTGTGTCAATTTTTTCCATTTAATTTATCTTAAGTCGTCTATTTTATCTTCTATTCTAATCATACGTTCTTCCAACTTCTTAACGTCGTCTCTAGTTTCCATAATAGTATTTCTAACATTAACATCTTTCATATTAAACTCCATGCGTGTAACATCTGGTTTTGGTAACTCTTTAGCTTCAGCTATATCAGCTTGTAAAGCAAACCACATACCTATAATTCCAGATAGTGCAAAGCCAACCGCTATGAGCGTTTTAATACTTATGTTAAAGCCAGTATCTTCGTTTAATTCTTTTGCCATTTTTGTAGATTTGTTATAGTTAGAAGATTACGTAATTTACTCCAAATTTAAAGTCATACCACTTTCTATTCCAGTATTTATTATATTTACCCTCAACAAACGTACCTAGGTGTTTATTTACTTTATAACCAAGTATTAAACCACCACTATAATCAAGCCATTGTTTACCCTCGTATTTATGATAAGAGTAATCGTTACCGTCGTCATAATGGTATGGCATTAAACTTGCCCAAGCGTGCGACCAAAATGATTTAGTATAGCGATAATAATCAAAACCTAAAACAACAGAGTGTTGTATGATTTGATTTAGCTCGTTACGCTTTTTCTGTGTATAATCTGACAGCACTGTAGGTATCACAACCTCTTCCCAAACCTCTTTGCTTGTAGCAACGAGTTCTCCATCTGGAGAAAAATACTCACTAGCAGCAACATCGACATTGTAGCCTTCTTGTAGTGCTAGGTAAGTGTAATGTATATTACCATTGCTGAGCACCCACTCTTCTAATGGATCATATCCGTAAGGTTCGGATAGCCTTTGAGCAAGCCCAGCATTGAATGATAATTTGTCATTAACTTTATATCTATATCTTTGTGAAGTTTCAAAGTATTTAATATCAGCGAAACCGTCTTCTAAGTATTCACCTTTTAGTATAAAATGATTTAAGCAAAAACCTTTACCGCAACCATCGTCACTTACATATCTAATAAAGTGATGTTGGTCTAAGTATTCATCACCTTGTTGCCTTTTATAATCTACTTCAAATAAAAATTCTAACCCACGTACTTTACCTATACTAGCACCATCTGACCATGACTCTTCTGTTCCATCGTAAAATGTACTAGCTCTGTTTTCATAACCAAACCTTGCGATCTTACGTATACCCAAAGCTAGGTTATAATCATAAGGAGTTTCTACGGTTACAGTTTCTAATCCGTTAGTTACAGAAAACACGTCTACGTCTGATATAGAGTTACCACCATTAGCCGCAGCGTAAAACGTCGCAAACTTAAAATACTTTTTAAAGTTTTGCGAGCAACAATCTTTTGGCACGGCGCAAGCAGATAATGCTATACATAGTATTATAATTATTTTTTTCATTATTTATTTATTTTATAGTAGGTACTCCTTCGTATTTTTTTGTTTTCTTGCTTTTTTTCTTTTCTTTTTCTATACCAACGTTATAAGGCGTCCAACCACCAAACATAAGCATTCTTTGCCATGTTTCGTATTTATCACTTAACGCGTGTTGTATGTTAGTAATGTTTTGGTACGGCGAGTAAACAGGCGCGTTAGTAAGTGCTTGTATAGTTTTTAACCCAGCTTCTAGTTTTGGATTACCTAGTTTAAACTTAAACGGAGTATCTCTGCTCCATTTTAAATTATCGCCAGCAGAATCTAACAGACCAAATTTAGAACCAATTGGAGGCGATATATTTAGAAAATCTTCAGCTACCTCGCTGTAATCAGCTGCAAATGCAGATTTGTTGTTTTGTTTAAAGAATTCAAGCGTAGCATTTTTAAATGACGATATAAGAGCTCCTTGCACACCAAAACCCCTTAACATAGAATCACCAGTTGATTGCAATGTGTAAGCTTTTGTGCTAGCTATTTTTTCGTCAGTAACATCTTCATCATTTAACAACATACCAAATAGTGCTGATTGTAAACCAGCAAACAAAGAAACCTGAGCTCCCATGTAATAAGTTATTCTACCCATAGCTTCAGACGTGTTTCTCAAACCTTTTGTTCTGCCCTTAGCTATATCAAGTATATCTTTCATACCAGCTCTGTTCATCTGCATAGGAGTGTTAGCAAAAGGCAATACTATTCTACCTATTAACGATGTTTGTTGTTTAGACAATAGATCCGCTCTCGATGACTGCTGCGTTCTTTCTGCTAAAACTTGAAAATCTAAAAAAGCCTTTTTTTCAGCTTCTTTAGTTTCTACACCTTGCTTTTCATACATTTTAATTCTATTTCTGTAGTAAGTAGCACCACCAAATGATATTGCAAAGCTATCTGCAAGTTTTGTGGGTGTGTAACCAACTTTTAACACTTTAGATATTACACTTTGTATCATGTTCGGTGAAGATGCTGCCGCAGAAGCAATTTCAGCTTCAGTGACATTTATAGCTAAACCATCTCTTCTTTGTTTCAGCATATCTGAGTTCATGATAGTCATAAAATCTTTAGAAAACTGAGGTACATTAGCCATTGCTTTAGCAGCAGAAAACGGGTTGTTTTCTTTCATGTTAATAAAGTTAAGAGTAGATATAGTTTGTAGAGCAGCAGACCTAGTGTTAAAGTTCATGATAGTACCAATACCACCATTTAAATAGTTCATCATAGCACTACTACCTCTATCTAGTTTTAAAGATCTAGTTCTACCAGTTTCCATACGATCAAACATATCTTCTATGTTTTCTCTCCATCTAGTACCAAGCTGAGATTCCATTTTATTTAAGTTAACTTCAGAAAATATTTCATTTTTAATATCTATAAATTCTTGTAAGTATTGTTTTCTACTAACACCTCTGTCTAAGTTAGTAATTTCACCGGCCATTGTTTCTCCCCACCAGTTTTCGCTTGGTTCTTTTAAACCTTTTTCCTGTTTTGTAATTTTTCCAAATTGCTCTGCATAAGCTTGTAACCTTGGGTATTTTAATATATGCTCAACAAGCTTTGTTTCTGTTTTCGCGGCTAAGTCTGGAATTTTATAACCAGCTTTGTTCCATAAATAAACTCTCATCGCCATGTCATTTGTAAAGCTAGTGCCTTCTACTTGGTCTGAAATTATTTTAACAACATCTTTGTTTTGTTTACGAAGAGCCATGTAGTCGTTTTTAGATGACTGTCTAGCTGTGTTATAATCCCTTGTGCCTCTTTCAAATGGCATTATAAACTCCTCTTTAAACCATTTTTTATTTTCGTTACCTTGCTTGCCTTTACCGTACAGAGGTTCTATAAGTAATTCTAAATCAGCAGCGCTATCTCGCATAAATATTCTTCTTCGCTTAATATCTTTACCTCTAACTTTTGCCTCTGCTTTTGAAAAGTTTTTATTAGCATCCACACCTAAAGAGTGTTGTAATATTTTGTTTGTAGTTTCGTTTAAGTTTTTACTAGCTAATGCTTGTTGAACTTTAGATTTAATATCTAGCTGACTTAATACATCTTTAACAGCTTTAACATTTGGTAAGGCATCGTCAACAAAATACATATCGTTATATCCTTCAGCAAACTTTTCTAACATCCAAAGTGCTTTAGCTTCGCCAGTACTATTACCTAAGCCAGTTATATTTTCAACAGGTATTTCAACACCTTCACTTTTCAACCAGTCGTGTATTGCTTTTTGACTTTCTTTAGCTCTAGCGGTTAATATAAATACGTTTTTAGGCCCAAACTTTTTTATTTGATTTTTCATTTTTTGCATTAAAGGTCCTGGCTTACCATTTGTAACTCTGTTAAAATCTGTAAAATCCATTTTCCAACCTTCATTAACTAGCTTTTCACCAACAAAAGGCCACTCTGCAGATGCTATTTTTTTCTTTTTACCATCTTTAGTAGCAAAAACGTAGTTTTCACTAACACCAACTGTTTCATCAAAATCAAAAGTACTCATACCTTGTGACTTTTTATTTCTTTTTCTACCGTTTTCTAAAGCTTTATCAATATTTTTTATTGTTTGATTAATATCTTTTGAAGCTACTTGTTTGGCAATTTTTTCACCTAAACTCTGCTTTATTAAATCAACACCTTGTTTTTCAACCGCCTTAGAGTTTTTAGCTTTTGAGTCTAGCATGTACTCAAGAATACTCCATTTATTTTTAGGAATTTTTGTTACTATTTTTTTAGCAAGGTTAAGATCAATACTTTCTACTTGCACTTCTAAAAGACTTTTACCTTTGTTAGGTCCACTAACTACAAAGTTGTTATCTAGCCTTGCGTACTTGTTTGCAAAAACATTTAAAAGTGGGTTATCAGAGCCTTTTTTCATAGCTTCAATATAAGACTTTGTAAATGTTGTAGGACCTTTAGCGTCGTTAAATAGCTGGCCATTTTTAGGAATTAAATGTTGCTCTGATATATCTAAAATCTCTTTAAGTCCTTTTTTAAACGCAGGTGTAACACTTTTATGTTTACGCATAAGATCAACAAATCTATTTGTTTGATTTAAAAGTTGTAAACCATGCTCCCAGTGATTACTCACACCTTTGTTGTCTTTAGTTTTTATTTCTCCTTTTGCACTAGTTGTTTGTATTTCACCAGGCTTACTACCTATAGCGTTTAATGATGCCATTTTATATCCTAAAGACTTGCTTATACCTTTAGCATGGTTAGTTTGCATAGCTCTAGATTGTAGAAAATATTCAACACCGTTATTGTTTTTGTTTTTATAAGCTACTTTGGCCATAGCAGTAAAGTAATCTTCAAAAAACTCTCTATTAGCTTGTTCTGTAGCTTCAAAGTCTTTTGATTTACCGCTATAAGAAGCTTCTTGTCTATAGAGCTCTATTTTAGCATCTTTGATTTGCTCTACAGTTTTATTTTCACTAAGCATTTTTTTCTCAAGAGCGTCTAGTTTTTTCTTTAAATTGCTCCAGTCTGGTCTATATACATTTTTATACTTACCAGCAGATTTACCTTCTACAGCTGTAAACTTTTTACCTAAAAAAGATTCAATGGCTTCAGCGCTAGTTTTACCTTCTTTGTTTAAATAAACAACCTCGCCATTAGGTAGTACTTGTTTTCTGCTTTTACTACCAAAACCTAATTCAACTAACAAAGATTCTAAAGCATGGTGGTTTTTTTGATTGCTTCTTGTTGTTAAAGATCCGAAGTCATTAAGATTAATACCTAACTCTTCAATAACTTGTCTGTCAATATCTTTTCTCCACTCACCTAGAGTAACATCTACTTTTTTACCATTAACTATTTTAGTACCAACAATTTCAGCTGAATTTTTAGCAATGTAATTTGGATCAGCAAACTTTTTATTTAGCTTATATTTTATAGCTACTTTTTTAGAGTTGTTAACTGACTCTAAATAAGCAACGTCTAGTTCAGCTGTTGTTTTACTTTCTAGTTCTGCTTGTAACTTTTCATTTAATTCAACAATTTTAGTATCTTTTGTTAAAGAATCTCTTTCCATTATAATTTCCTCTAACACTTTGACAGCGGGTATGTCTTTTGAAAGATTAGAAATATCTTCTAAAGTTACTTTTGTTTTTTGTACTAATTTTATTAATTCATTAATATTTGTTGAAGCTAAACTCGGAGATTGACCAGCAGAGACCTGGTTTATCATGTTAGCTACAATATGTTTTATTTTTAAAGAAGGCGTGTTTGGTATTGCTTGTTTTACACTTTGTAAATAAACAGCTTTACCTGTCTGTGTCATTATAGCTTTGTATATACCACTAAGTTTCCCTCTGTTAAACACGGTTTCACCCATACCCCAAGAATCTAAAACTTTTTGCTCAAATTGTTTTTTGAAAACAGGGTCTATTGATTTGTGATATTCTTTTAGTTCTGCTGTCCACTCGTATTTAGAACCTTTAGTACCTGTTTGTTGTATTTCATTAAATAACAATTTGTTTTTAAGTAGTACAGTTGTAATACCTGTTGCTTTAGTTTCAGATTTAACACCAGAAACAGTTTTCATAGATATACTTTCGCCAGTTATTGGGTCAACAGAAACTTGACCCCACTTAGGTATTAGTTTTATATGTGTTTCTATTGTAGGTTTTATCTTTGCTTGAATAGCTTCAAAATCAGCTTTGTTCAATTGCTCTGAAGCGTTTTTCTTCATCTTGTTATACACAACTTCGCTAACGCCATAATAATCTACAACAATATCTTTTTCTATTGTTTCTTTGTAATTTTTACCTATGTTTTTATAGCTAGCTTTTTCTTTTGCACCAGCATCTGTTTCAAAGTTTAAGTTTTTAGCGTCACCTGCAGCTCTTTTTACAGTTATAGGGTTTATATTTAGTGCAGTAGCAACTACAATACCTTTAGCTTCAATTGGAGAACCTGTATGGCTATCAAGCTTGGAATAACCGCTTTCAGAAACCATATTTTCAAACGCACCGTAACCACCCTCATAAGCGTCAGCGGCAACAGTTTTTACTTGTTTACCCATTTTTATAGCAACATCACCAATAGCTCTATATATAATAGACGATTGTGACTGCTGTCCTGTAGTTAAGTATTCAAACGGAGTAAGTGCTCTTCCAAATTCTTTGTTTATTTTACCTGGATCGTAATTTTTATTAAATCTTTTTATTATTTCAAATAAAACATTTTCCATAAACTCACCTTCTACTTTGTCTGTTATGTCTAAAGATCTTTGTCCTTGTCTGATCATGTTTTTTAGACCAGAGCTTTCCATTATATTTTTTTGTGTCCTACTGTTTTCAGCACTAACTTGAAACTCTTCTTTAGTTTTGTATTTACCAGTGTAGTCTTTATCAATTTGTTTTTCCCAACCAGTTTCTTGAACTTCTTTTAATTCAGCTTTGTTTTCTAGTTTTTTCTGATTAGCGTTTAGCTCACCAAAAAGCTCGTATTTTTTATCTATTTGTTTTTGAAATTTACTTGTATTACCTTGAGCTGTTCTTAAGTCTTTTATTTCCTGTTGTACTTCTATTTTTTGAGTTTTTATTTTCTCAATAGTTTTATTTATGTTTTCTTTTGAAGCAAGCTGTGCTTCTCCAGCTTTACCAGTAGGATCAAACTCTATTATTTCATTTAACGCTTTTAGCTTTTTAAAATCACCAGTCTTACCATAACTACCTAAAATATCTATTATATCTTGTTTTGTAGTTAAATCAGCATTTTTATTAAAAGTACTTTTAGCAAAGTTATTCCAAAACTTTTTAACTTTAATAAAAGCACCACTGTTAACCATGTTTGTGTAATATTCAGCTTTACTTAAGTACTCTGCAGAATAAGCCATCATTTCTTCCAGCTTAAGTTCTTTTTGTATATCTTTAGTCTTAAGTATATCTTCGTACAAGTTACTGTTTGGCGTTTTAATACTTTTCATAGCAGCTTTAAAAGATGTTTCAAACTTAAGCTTAAAGCTAGGATTACCATCGAACATCATGTCTAAATAAGCATGTAAACCTTCGTGATTTATAATATCTTTACCTTTTGCTTTTCTAGTGTTTAACTGTATTGTTCCAACCTTACCGTTACCCATTCTAGTGTATAAAGCATTCACCTCTTGTTTTACTATGCTACCATCTTCTTGTATAACTTCTTGATAAATAGGCTTGTCGGTAAGAATTACCTTAAGTTCTTTACCTTTGGACTCAAACATTTTCTTTAACGGCTCGTAATGTTTGTCATAATTTTCTTTAGCTTTAACAGGATCCACCCACTCCGCAGTCTCATTGATAGTGTTTAGAGCTTGCGAAGACATGTTAAAATCTTCTAAGTGTTTTTCAAGTTTTAAAACCTCTTTGCTATTAGTGTTTTGTTCTACCCAAGTTTCATATCTTTGTTGTGGGTCTTTAATTTTTATTTTTTTACCCTTGTCGTTATAAAATTCGGCTGCATCTGCTTTCTTTTGGATAACATCTATCTGCTCGCCAATAAGCTCAGTAGATCTTCTTTGAAATTTACCTATACCAGCAGTTGTTTTAACGTCAAGATGATTAAGGTGCATTAAACCTAATCCTTTACCAGTTATAAGGTTTAACCCTATACGTCTTAAATTAACATCATAATCACTCCAGTGTTTATCTACCCAAGTGCTAACTTCTTGTTTGCCTTGTAAGTCTTTTACAACAGCACCTAACGCATCACCACCTTCAACAGCTAAAGCAAACGCAGGTGCGTTAACAAACGTTGATTGCATAAAGGTATTCATTTGATTACGCTTAAAACTATAGCCAAAAGGTTTACCTTTACCAAACTTACCAAATCCAACTGGTAAAAATTTAGGAGCTACAAAAAAACCCCAACCAACACCTCTTTCAAACTGCATATTTTCGTTTACAGCACCTAAAATTTCACGCATTTTAATATCTTCCCATATACCACCAAGAACTATACCTTTTCCTTTATCTAAGCTAGTGGCTGGTTTTGTTTTCCAACCATTTTTTAATGCCCAATCGTCTAAATTTTTACCTTTTTTAGCAGCCAGTTTTATTGCTCGGCCTTGTGTAATTGTTCTACCATTTTTAATATATTTTGGAATATTAAAACTTGTTAAAAGCTTATTTATACCTAAAACTTTTTGAAATTTGCTTACAGGTGATAATGTTAAAAGCATAGCGTTAAGACCACCTAATCCTCTAAAAAATTCATCAGAAAAATCATCTTCAAGATAAGCTTCTTGTTGTTTGGCAACATCAACACCTGAATCTGGTATAATTTGACTAGCTATTATATCAAGTTTCTTTTGATTGGTAAGAGGTATAGGAATAGCAAAGTCTTTTGATGATTGTTCTATAGTTATGTCTTCGCCAAACATTGCCTGCATGAAAGCACCACCAATTTGACCAAGTCTATTTTTACTTATAGTTTCTGGGTCTCTATTTAGATACCAAGTTTGCCACAAGGCAGCTTTTTTAGAAGTTATATCGTTGTTTTGTTTTCTTCTTTCTACTAAAAAGTCTACAAACTCTTGTTCATTTGTATAAGGTGTATTTTCAAAGCTTTGAGGTATTATTTCTCCTTTAGACATAAATGAGTCAGGTGACCAAAAATCAGACGTACCTGGAATGTGCGATAATTTTGTTAAAACGCCTAACGGTACATCTTTAAATACACCTTTTGAATCAACCTTGTAGCCTTGCTCTTTTAACAAACTAGACATATTTTTATCACCTACATAATAATCACCTTTTTGTTGATTTTCCATTTCAAAACCAGCTTCTTCTAAAAGCAATCTTTGATTGTATTTTTTTAAATCAGCTTGAGATGTATTTTTAAAACCTTGTAAATATAATTCATAAGAATCAGTTATATTAACAAGAGTTCCACCTTGTGGCGCCTCTCTATCTTTACCAACCTTAATGTTTCTTCCTGTTATTGGGTCATGAAACATTTTATACTCTTTGTCTTTTGGTATACGCCCGCCAGTTAAAGTAAGTATACCATCTACAAGTTTAGTTTCATCTTTATTAAATAAACGATCAGCTACAGATCCAACAACGTTTGGGTCTAGCTGTTCTTTAACAGACATATCACCTGCCCTGTATCTTTTCATGATTTGTGCAAACTCAGCTTCAAGTACATCTGGGTAAGAGTTTATAGTAGCGTTGTCTAATCTATCTACAGCGTTTGATATAGCTTCTGCATCAGACTGTTCGCTATTTTTTTTAGAAAGAATATAATTTATTTTAGCATACTCATCTTTTACGCTCTCGTTTTTCTTTCTTAGTCTAATCTGTTGGTCAGCTATTTCGCTAAATATTTTATCTAAATCAGAGTCTGTTAAATTAGGATATGCGTTTCTACTTACGTTAAGCTGCCCAAGGTCGTTTCTAAAATGTTTTTTTAGTTCACCTAAATCAGCCTCGCCAGCTTGGTAAGCAACAATATTACCTCTTGTAATATCTTTAGCCATGCCTTTAGCAAAATACTCGTTGTTTAACCAGTCTTGTAAAACTTCTTTGTCTCGCATGTAGCCCGGTTGAGTTATACGCTTTTCTTCTGTTATTTTTGCGTCTGGACTAAAATCGTAGGTTGATTTACTATAGTCAGTTTTTTTGTTAAAATTAAAAGGTCCTGTAGGTTCTTCTACAACTTTTACAGGTTTTTCCATGTTGTAGGCTTTATAGTAAAAATCACTTGAACTTAAGCTAGGTGAAACAACTTCTTCTATAACGTCTACAGTATCAGTCTTTTCGACACTATCAACGCTTACCTCGTTGTTAGTTTCACTAGCATCAGGGTTATTGGTTAACCACGCGCTCAGCTCCGCTTCTGTTTTAAAACTATATGCCTCTCCTTTTAAATAGTAAGTTTTATCCATTTATTACTTTGTTATATGTGTTTCATATTGTTTGTATATTGAACCGTCACCACCAAACCTCACGCCAGCTTCTTGTATAACTTTTAGCATAAGTTTTTTGTAACCTTCATCACTAATTTCGCGTAAAAGAAAAGGAGCCGACAATCTTGTTTCTATAATATTTCCATCTCTATCTTTTTTACCTGCAGTATCGTGTCTAAAGTAATACGTTTCTTTACCTTCATCATCAGCACCTCTAACAAGTTCTATTTTACCACCCTTAGCTGTAGAAGCAACTCCGCCTATATCAACACTAGTTTCCATTTTTTTAACATCAACAATAGATTGTTCTAAAGAACCAATAATTGCAAGATCTTCAGCGTCTGACTTGTTTAACTCGCCTTTTACTTGAAAGCCTGATCTTGCGGTTTTTTCTGATATAATAGGTATAGGACTAACGCCCTCTTCAGGTTTTTTGTAATCAGCGATTTGATTTATAAATTTCTTAACGTCAGTCATTAGGCTTTTATCTCCGTCCATTATTTCTTTTAAAACTATACCTTTAGCTCTATCGCGAACATCTTCGTCATAGCCATTTAAAATTCTATCATACTCAGCTTTTTGATCTGCAGTTAAAGCGTTATTTTTTGGATCTAAATACCAATCGTGCCAATTAAAGTTCTTAGTTACATTGTTACCGTTTGTAACATCAAAACCTGACATGTTGTCAATAAGAGAAGTGTACATCGTTGATTTGGCTTGACCATCTTTAAAAATATCTTGTATTACTGATCCAACAAATGAGGTTTTTTTAGCTCCCCATTGAGATTCTTTACCAATACCATAATTATCGTTTTGCCAATCTCTCATTTTTGAGTTAAATTTCTCTTTAAGTTTTCTTGTTGGCATTTGCTCTACTATAGCCTCTACTTCGGTTGCAGGTAGCATTTCTCCGCTAGGAGCCAACATTAATAAAACTCCATTTTCATCATATTCATAAAATGTACTTTTAAGAATTGAACCAGATTTTGTATTAATCCTAACTTGTGCACCATCTGTAAGAGAACCGTCTTTTACACCTAAATACCAAGCTTCTTCAATTGGCCCACCGTTAAGTGCTAGACCTTCTTTGTTTACATTGACTAACAATTTGTTTATTCTGTTTATAGTGGCGTTGTCTTCTTTTACTCTAAGTATCTCACTTTGCATTTGTTTTTCATTAATGTTAAAGTTTTTAAACTGATTTGTAATACCTGCTACTCTAGTCTGCAAAGTTGCGTTGTCAGTTTTTACATATACTTTATTTGCAGAAGACTGTCTTTTTGCTATTGACTTCTGTCTCGTAACAAGTCCGTTAGCTACACTAGCTATACCGTTTACAAAGCCAGATATGTCGTATTGGCCTTTTACAGGTTTGTATGCCGCACCCGCTGCGTTTATTATTGTTTGATTGGCTGCCATATTATTATTTTTATTATCCCATTTTACCTATAGAAGCACCAACTACCGAGCCAACGCCTGACGCTATTTGCCCATACATTTGTCTTCTACCAGCTATATCACCTCTAATACCTGCTATCTTTTGACCTTCAACACCTAACAATGTTGATAGTTTATCTAACTCAAATTGTCTAGCTCCTTCAGCGTTAGCAAGCTCTATGTTTGTAACTGCTTGGTTTATTCTACCTTGTTCTTGTAATTTTAATTCTTTTTGTCTATTTATCATTTGAGCAGTAGTCATCACTGCTTGTTCCGACTGTTGTTCAGCGCTTCTGCTTAATGCTGTAGCTAAACTAGCAGCGCCAGAAGAACCACCAACTGATTGTAAACTTTGTAGTATGTTTGCTTGTTGTTGCAAAAAAGCTTTACGCTGTAATTCATAAGAAGTAGTATCAATTTCCATATCTTCAAATATATTTTCTTGATCTGCTATGCTAGGGTCGATTGGTTGGAATTTCATTTCTTCGTACTGCTTGAGTCTTTCGTCAAAATCAGCTTGAGCGCTGCTAAGCTGCCCTTTTAATCTTTTATCTTTCTTTCCAGCTTTATACATTGCATAACCAGCTAAAGTAACTCCTATACCAACTGGAGTTGCAAAAGTAGCGCCTGCACCTAAAGCAGTACCTAAAGCTGTAAATAAATTTTTAACTGGACTTTTTTTCTTTATTTTGTTATTCATATCTATTATAGTTACATTTTTTAAGTGTTATTTACTACTTTCAGTTATCTCAGAACCTATTGAAAACAATTCAGCTTTGCTATTAGAATTATTCTCAAACTTAACCTCAGCGTAGTAACCAACAAGGCTGTTTTTATTCACCTTGTTATCTTTGTTAAACATTATAAAATCGTCTGGGTCTACAGACGTAAGAGGGCTATCAATTTTGATATAATTAATCCCTACTTCTGTTATTTCTCCAATAAGTACTTTTTCACTACCAAAACCATTTGCATCAGGAACACTTTTCCATGCTTTATCATGAACTTGTAGAGAGGAGTTTTGTAAATTACTTTTTAATATTATTTTCATATTTTATTATTCATCAGCTGTACCAGCGGTTATAATTTGCGTCATGTCTAAAACTACTTTAGCGTTAGCGTCAGGATATTTTTTTATCTTAACGTTACCGGTAACAGTTATTACTTGATGAGAACCTATTACATTTAACTTTGTTCCAACGGGTATAACATTTACTTTAGTAATGTCATCGCCACCACCAGCGTAGTTTATAACAACACTACCGGCCGTTGAGCTAGCTGTAACAGTTGTTATTAAATTATTGTTTGCACTATTGTTCATGTTAAAGCCTTCTAATCTAACATGACCACCTCCACCAACACCATATGTTCCGTTAAGATTTAATGTAACATTACCTGTGGACAGTGGAAATGTTGTCTCTGTTCTAACTTGTTTTTCTAAAGGCACACCTTTAGCTATAAAATTACTAAACTCAACTTCTTGACCAAAAATACTTTTTATAAGATTTGGACCGTAAGCCTTAAGTTTTAACTGATCATTATTGTTAGCTGATACTACAGAGCTAAATGTTATAGTAGTACCAGAAATAGATGTTACAAATATTTTACCTCCTCCTGCAGCTAAAACACCATCTAACTCCATGCCGGCAACAGTATTGCCAATAGAATCTACTGTAATCTCGGTAACACTAACATGATTGCCATCTACTACAACCACCTGTTGAGAATACCAGTAGTTATCAGGTATAATAAATTCGTTTGAAACTGGCGTACCTGGTAGTCGCAGCCCAAATCCTTTTGTGTCACTACTTGTGTTTGTAAACGTCCACTCTATGGGAACTGTAACTGTTGATGACAAAGCTGTGGATCCAGTACTTTGAACAGCGTTTGGAAGCGCTGTAAGTTTACTATCTGAGTTAAAGTCATCAGGCACCTGAAATGCAATTATAGTTTGACCAACTTGATTTATTGTTTTTGTATCAACAAAACTATTGTTTCTAAGCTTTGTAGTTGGTTCTTTTGCTATGGTTTTTATGCTATACACATCTCCACTTGTGTCAGCTGGAAAAATAATTACCCTAGAAAACCTATCACCATCTAATGTAACGTGTAGGTTATTAGCAGCAACAAAAGCCTCTGTAAATGTGTTTGTCACAAAATTATAATAACTTTCTTTTAAGTTGCCATTTATTTTTATAACATTAACATTGAATTCAGCACCAACATCTCCAAAAACAACTAGCTCTCTACTCTCTCCGGAATCTAGCATGTTAGCTCTATTTATAGATACTTTTTTAATTAATTTCTTTTCCATGTTATTGTATTTCTTTTACAATTCCTAGTCCTTGAAAACTTAAATCGCTTGTTTTTATTTCTTCATTACCACTAATGTAATTAAACCATTTACCTTCTTTTTCTATAAACTCTTTTACACTACCTTCTTGTTTGTCTGTTTTTATATACTCTACACTCCACCCAGCTTTATCGTACTGGTTGTAAGTTTCTAGCGTACTGTAAGAGCTAACGGTTAAATCTGGATTTGTTATTAAAACAGCAGGGTTACCAGCTTCTACCTTGGATTGTGATCCTTCGTATTTAATAGTATTAAAAGACTTTATAACAGAAGGTTCGGTATTTAAAACTGTAGTTACTGTTGAAAGATACGGCGTGCCATAGAAAGTATTTCTATTTGTATCATCACCACTATTAATATCTATTATCTCCTCGTTGTGTTTAAAAATACCACCGTTTTTAAAAGTAAAGTAATCACTAGATAAACTAACACCTTGCTCAGGCACAAATGATTTTCTACTAACCCAACCTCTAACGCTTTCGCTAAAAGATATTGTGCTTGACATATCATTACCATTTTCATCAAGAAAACTAAACTCTTGTCTAAATATTATATTATCAATAGTTCCACTAGTTTGATCTTGCTCTACAAAGATTACAAAAGTGTTTTTTAATTCTCCAGCTGCCCACGTTGCTTCTCCTATAGTATGCAAAGTGTTGTAAGTTTGTTGAAATGTTGGCGCGCTTATAGTTCCAAACCTAAACCCTAACCCATCATCGTTGAAGTAATAACCGTTTATAGCTCCCTGTGTTATACTATGCTCAAATAGAACTCTAAAAAACTGTCCAGCGTATGTAGTTTGTGTAATAGCTTGTTGAACCTGAACTTGATCTAAATCCGTTATAGGCGCGTTAACAAACTCAATGTTTTGGTTTGCTGCGTTAAAAATAATATAACCATCAACTAATTCATTAAAACCACTAAAAGTAAAGTTATCAGCAGATCCACCAGAAAAAGTCTGAGTTTGGTCTGTCAGCAAAATAGACTTAACAGTACATTCAATACCTCCGTTGTCAGCAAACCAAATTAAGTTTGGATATGAAGATCCAGAAAGAGGGCTAGTTGTGTGTACTGCTGCATAACCAGAGCCTTCATCTATAAGAACGTCGTATGTGCTAGTAAAGTCTTCAAAATAAATTCTATAAGAACCATTCCTATCAATTACGTCATTCCCAGAAATACCATTACCATTAGCATCTGTTATGTGAAAACTTAATGTACCACTAGTGTGGTTAGATACAGTAAATTGTAATAACCAACCATTAATGGTGTCAGTAAAATTACCACCATGATTTTGACGAACACTAATGTAGTTGCCAGGCACGGGCGAGTCAAATATTATACCGCTTGACGCCTCTCCATAAAGCTTTGGTTTGTCATAAAAATTTTGTGGAACTGGGTTTCCAGCATAACCTATATTTGTAGTCCAATGAGTCATTTGATTAGTGATTGCTGGTGACCATGTTTCGCTTATATCTATCATGTTAATAGTAGACATTGTAAAATCAGCGTTAGCAGGTAGTTTTATTTTTATTTCAGCTATAGTGTCGTCACCTTCAAATATACAAAAGTAAGCATCGTACAAAGTGTTGCCTTCTACAAACTCGTAAGGAACTTGTGTGAGCTCAAAGTTAACATTGTACCCTTCTAAAACTGGAACATCACCAGTTGGTACTCCCACTCTCATCAAAGCTATTGCATACCAGTTGCCATTTGTTGTCGTGTTACTTTGTATTAAGTAATTATCTACGCTACCACCGTTCCACGCAAATTTATCATTTGTTGTTTTCGTGCCAGTTGTATGCATACCGTTACCACCAGTACCATCATCATAAAAAGTAGTACCGTTGCTTACAACACCACTAGGAGGAACAGGCCATGTGTTAGTCACACCATCATTATTAGTTTCGGTAACTGAATCCGCTATGTGATTAGGCCCATAATAACCTAAAGCAACCTCAGCAAAAGGGTCTTCATCTAAAACGTTTCCAGCTGCGTCTTGTAGTGCCCAATAAGGATAATGATTATGATCAACTTCAACAAAAGGAGGTATTGTTAATGGTGGCTGTGCATCACCGTTTAGTGTCGTGGTAGTTACTAAAGGAGTAGAGACATCAGATAAATAATGTTGTTTTTTAATAAAAAAAGCATCAACTCCACCGTAAAGTTTATTGGGGTCGGTACCACCTGCAAATCTTATTCTAACTTGCAGATCTTGAACAACTATCTCTTCGTTTTCATCAACACCATTTGTAAATTTAAAACAAATCTGGTGTGATCTAGTTGAATTATGCGTTAGTAGTGGGAAATCTACGCCAGCTGTTGTTTGAAAACCTATTTTACACTCATCTGCTCCAGCTCCATTAGGCGCTGGTACGTATTGATAGTCAGCATAACCTTGAGTTATTGATCCTTGTAAATTACTAGGGTCCATAAGTACTGAGTCTGTCAAAGCTGTGTTACCATCATAAAGTTGTATTGTTAAATACCTATGATAATCAGAAGAAGTGCCAGAATCTTGTTCTCCAATAGCACCATTTTGTGGGTAAGGCAATACATAGCTATGGTTTCTAGCACCAATTATAATTTCTATTTCTTCACCGTTAAACACTGTTGTAGGAACAGCCCCAGAGTATTTGGTTAAAACAGGAGTTGGAGTAACATCATCAACACTATTAGCTTTAGCTCCAGGAAGTGCTAGAAACTGCGTGGTATCAGTACCATCAAAACAAATTCCTTTTCCACTAGCAGTGCCTGAAGTTGTGTGGAACCAAGGTGCTTGATTCGACGGGAACCAACTGCCATTAGTAATATTTTGATTTCCATTGTTGTACGAAACACGCATCCAATCTAGTATTGAATTAAGAGGTGCATTTTGCATGCCGTAACCGTTACGAATTGGATTCCAAAAAATATCTCCTGAAGTACCAACGTTAGTTGGAGTAGAGTTGTTAACCTCTCCAGTATACCAATTACCAGTTTTAGAAGCTGCTATTCCAAGATTTACTTCTTGTGGAAACATTGCACCAGTTAAAGTGCTAGCTAAAGTGTAATCAGAAGTGTAAGTTCTTCCTACTTGGTATTTTTTATTTACACCATAACCAAAACCGTTTAGCATAAAAGGAAAACCAGCTCCTTGGTCATCAAGCTGAAGCTGTGCTATTAAATTCGCACTAGTAGTAAAAACTGTTGGATCACCACCCGTTGTTGTTGTTGTTGATGTTTCCGCCTGTATGCTACCTGCAGCTATCTCATCATAATTTGTTATGTTTGTTTTAAATTGTAAATATCTATTATTTAACTCTGAATTACCATTATTTATATCAAGAGGTGTTGGAAGAGTAATAGGTGTTAACGAATTAATATGTGGATCTGTTATTATTGAAGTAGGAGTAGATAGAGTAGTATTTTCATCACCAGTATCAATAAAACTATTTAAAACAAGACTTTGTGTTGGTTTTAAACCAGAAAATGTAATATTATAATTTTTATCATAAGCATCAAAACTACCAATAATTTCTCCTGATAATTTTAAATTATCTCTAAAGTAATCGTCCATTCCAGCTTCTGAAATAGGTGTTATACCGTCCATAGATAACCTAAGTACCGCACCTCTTTGTTTATCTGCAAAATAAGCTCTATAAGAATCTTTAGCAAAAGACTCTGGGTTTTTAGATATACCAAAGTCACCAACAAAAGGAGTAGCATCACCTAAGACAGCATTTGTAGCTACTAACTGAGAGTTACCGTCTGCGTTAAATAATGCATCTTTATTAGACGTTATACTAACAACTCTATCTTCACAAAAAGCAACTAAGCTTATTCTTCTTTGAAATAGCTTTTGTATACTACCATAAGTAGGATTTAGATCTTTAGTGATATTTTCAGCCATTATAAACTGATTCAAATTGTTAACGCCAGAGTTTGAATTATAAATACCTGAGAATATTAATCCTGATTTTCTATTTTCTTCTTTGTAATCTGTTTCTAAAACTATAGATGCTTTAACACCATTGCTAATAGTAGGGTTGTTAAAATCATCTCTAATTCTATTTGACTCAATACCATTACCAAAAGAAAAACAATTGTACCAATTTAAACCAGTGTCTAGAGAAATGTCTATATCTTTTTCTATATAAAACTGGTTATAATATTCTGGAGAAGCAGTGTATACATAAACTTGACCAGTTACTGGGTCCGTTTCAGTAAAAGTTTCTCCAGCTGCAGCTATAGGGTCAGAGCTAATTCTAGCTGTTGTATAACCACCGCCTCTTCTATAAAACCTAACTAGACCACCTTTATAATCTATAACATTATTAGCATCGTCAAACTTGTTAGCACCACTAGCAGTTGTTGAAGTTTTACTAGTTGTTAGTACAAATCTATTTTTTCCGTTCCAAGCTCCAAGGATAAATTTTTTATCTACAAGCACTTGTCCATTTTTAGCTTCAGGAATATCAATAAACTCTACAAAACTACCAGGTGGAGCAAAATCAATGTTTGTATCTGTAGTTAACTCTGTAGGGTAAGCGTCACTAGCTTCATAGTAAATTTCTAACTTGTTATCTTTTTTTGGTTCTGTTTCCCATATCGCAGAGCCTCTTACAACTTCGTTTAACACCTCACTAGAATCAGCTGTTATAAAATTTATATCTAATCCATTAGTAGCATCAAAATTAGAGTTGTCTATACCACCAAGCGTTAAAGGGTTTTTGTTTATAGGAAATATATAAACAAGTCTTCTGTTACTTGCTCTACCAAAGTCCACGATTTTATCTTTAAATGCGTCAAGCTTTGCTTGTGTTTTGTCGTTAGCCCAAGCTAAGGCAGCTTTTTCTACACTATCAACCTCTTCAAAAGAAGTACCATTTTTATAGTCATAGTCTCTATTCCAAGCCGTGTGGTTATATACTTTTTTAATTATAGGGTTACCAAGAATAGTAAATATTTCATCGTCATTACTTGCGAACTTAAACTTTGAATTTTTTGCTAATTTTTTAATAAAATCTTCAATTTCATCAGTTTGACTTGCATTTAAACCATGAGTAGGTTTCCATTGGTTTTCATGTTTAATTCTATAATCAAGAGTATCATCGTAACCGTAGCCAAAGTTTGGTCCTGGACTTGCGCTCAAAGGGTCTTCGCTAACAAGATCATAGTTACCTTCCATTTCAACAGTAACACCATTGACAGGATCATTAAATATACCACCACCCCATATTGCTTGCAAGTAATTACCAGGACTTCCGTCTCCAAAATTTGGTGCAGTATCTATTAAGTTTGAATCAATAGTACCAACAAGGTCTTCTCCTGGAGCCATAAATGATATTTGCATATAATGAACACCATTTTCAGTACCATATGTTTCTTCGGGATCTCCATCAAAATAATTTCCAAAATCGTTAGTAAAACCAGGTTTTCTCCATCTTCTGTAAGCGGTAGCACTTCCATTTATTGAAGAGTAAGCATTGGTTGTGGTTACAAAACCTTCTATACTGTTAACCATTTTTTGAGTAGATGGGTTTTGTCGAAGCTTTTGACCTTGCACCCAATTTGCATTTAAGCCATTACCATGGGCAAAATTACCACCACCTTGTAATAAATCTACAAGTGGAAATTTTTTACCAAAATGAGGACTACTAGGATCAGGCAGAGAGGGATTAATATGACCATAAAAAAAACCATAACCCCAACCATAAACTTCGTCGTTAGTTGTGGTAATATCAAATACATCCCCATCGCGTAGTAATAAACCCCATGTTGGCGTTACTGCGTGCTGGTCATGTTTACCCATCCAAGATCTACCGGTACTCTTAGCATAGTTAGCATCATGTACTTGGCCACCAGCCATATATAGGTTGTCAACAAAAAATCCTTTGTTAATATTACCAAACTGTCCCATTAAAGAAGAATAGTCTGTATGTGTGTTTGTTAAGTCACCACTTACACCACCAACTGCATTGGCAAAAGCTGGTTCTGGATTTGGTATTGACACGTTACCAAATAGTTCGTTTACGGTGTTATCAGAATCGTCATAAAACCAAAATAATTTTTGGGTTGCAACTTGCATGTGGTTAGCGTTTAGCTCTTCGTCCGTAAGACTTGGTTGAACAGAAGAAAGAGAACTTATCTGAACAAAAAACTTACCAGTAAACTCTTCTAGCTCTACCTCTTCTCTTTTTTCTATTAAAAACTCTAAGTCCGCATTAAGATCGCCACTTGAGTCTAAAGCTATAGCAGCGTCATCAGTACTTATCTTTCTATCTAACTTTAACATGTATTCACCTGTAGCATTAAATACAGAAGATATTATTCTATATTTTTCAGAGCTTTTACCAGTTACAGTATCTTTCCATGAGGTGTATAAAGTTTCAACCCACATTTCTTTGTTGTCAGCGCTTTGCTGTAAAGAACCACCAACACCATTAACCCACTCGGCCCTATCTATATAAAGCATGTCTGTTTCTTCGTCTGGCCTAAAGAGCGCTTCAGTAAATATATCATCAAAATAATTAGCTGATCCAGTAGTTCCCTTTACAACTCGACCCATGTCTACATGTCTATATTTTATAGCGTCTGGAGCTTCATTTTGTACGTCGAATACTTTAAATTTATTCTCTAAAGGTATCTGCCCTTCATTTGTTCCAATTTGTTTTTTGAGAATTATATATTCTTGATCTGTAATCTTGTTTCTATCTGAAGACACGAAACCTAACCATATTTTCTCGTCCGTTTTGTCAAAGAAATTTACTTTTTCTGTAGAATAAGCTTTTTCCATTAGTATATTATAGTATTCTCCTGAGTTTTCTTTAACAAAAAACTTATAGTAATCTGCCCAAGCAGGTTTTTTACCATTAACGTTTAACTTTAAAGAAGTAGAGCTACTTGCTGTAAGATAACCCGTGTCTTCATTAAACCAAGGTATTGCAACACTTCCTACATTTTCATTAACAGGCGTTTCTCTACCATACTTATCGCCCCATACAATTCCAACGTTATATTCTCTTTGTGATTTCAAAGAATTTATACCACCTAAACTGAAGTCATCATTTAAAGTGTACTCTGTGTCTCTTTGCTCGTAGTCAGCCTCAACAGATGATACCGCTTTAGTGCCATCACTAGAGATTAAATCTTCACCCTGTGTGTAATTACCATATACAATTCTATTACCTGTTACCTCTTGAGCTAAAGCTTTAGTAGGCACGTTATCCCAAGGTCTTAGTAATTGATTTTCAGGTATTGCCGCAAATATATCTTGTGATTCTAAAACAAAGCTGTTTTGAGACCACTCGTAGTCATCATAGTTTATTTTTTTAACAGAAAAAATAACGCTAGAACCTTCTTCTTTGTAAAGCAACTCCACCTGAACTACGTTTGGCACCATTTTAGCATGTCTAAAACCTTTAAAACTTATAGCTTTTATGTTGTTTACCATACCAGCGTTGTTACCCTCTTCAATCGAGTAGGCGTTATCATTGTTGTACTCGTCTTTATATATAGGATTAAATATTACATCTGTAAAAGGACCAAAAGAAGAATACTCTCCGTCTTTGTATTTGTATCTATAAGAAAATCTTGGGAAAACTTTTTCGAAAAGCACGGCTGGCTTTGCGTAGTTAGGAAGTAAAGTTGTTAGAGGAGCTACTCTAGGCGCTGTTTTAATAACAGTTATATGTTTCTCTTTAATATCACCTTTATCAACACCGTTAACAACTAGCCTAGTATGAGTTGAGGTGTCTAAGTCTTGAACAGAAGGGTTTGATATTTTTGTACCCTCTATACAATCATCTATATTGATTTTTCTAGGTTCGTTAACACCATCTGTCCAGAACAACAAATTGTCAATAATGTTTATACCAGTAATAATTTTTGTTGTAAACTTTAAAGTAGAGTTGTTTTTATCAATTAAAACTATTTTAGCTGCAGAGCCTATTTCATTTAAGTCATACTGTAATATAGCGTTAATTGGAGTTGGCAATTGTTTTGTTACAAACCAATATAACTTATTATTTTTTTCATCAGCAATAGTTGCTATACACAAATAGTCTTGCGGCACTATTATGTCTGCTCTAGAGTTTCCTAATATGTTTTGAACCGTACCAACACTAGAGTCGTCAGATGAATTAACCTTAATATTCATCGCATCTATGTACTCTCCATTAGGAACAATTCTTTCGTCAAGGTCTTGATTTATCTTACCCCCAACAAAAGTGTTTTTAATTTCTGGCATATATTAGTGTTTTATCAACTTAGACTTACCTCTAAGTATTTGTGTTATTTCTTCTAGCTTTATATTTGATAGTCTTAGTTTAGCTTGTCTTGTTGCTGCAAACCTTTCTTGTTTGTACCTTCTAACTATATACTCTGGAATATTTGCAGTTGTTGATAATATAGCGTACATTATATGTTTATACAAAGCTTCTTGAGCTAGTTTATGTACTTGCATTTCTTGATCAGTACCAAGACTATCGCTTATATATTTTAAGATTACAGTTTTTCCTGAAATGTTAGAGCTAAAGTGCACTAAACCTTTTAAGTTATCAATATAAAAAGAACCATTAACTTGAGAATGCTGTGGATCGAGACCATATCTTTTACCAACAATTAAATCGTAATTGTCCGTATCGTATTCTTGAGTGTTTGTTTCAGAAGTATTTGATGATTTAAAATTTTCCCAAGTTTTAGATTCTGGATTTAACTGTAAATTATTATACTCACCTGTTGCTACAACCTTTATAGTATCTAATGTAAAGTCAACACTTGTGTTGTCTGGTAAATTACTAAGATCTCCAGGTACAAACATGGTAACTAAAACAAAAACAGTTTGATACTGAGATACGTCTATACTAGACAAGCTTTTTCTTTTTGCCTCACCTGCAAAACCACCTCTCCACTGTATAAATGCTACAGTATTATTATGTGGTACAAAGTTTGGCCCGTAACCAGCAAAACCAAAAGTTTGGCCATTTGTACTTGGGTTTGCAAAGGTTATATGAGGATTTGTCCTTGTATCACCTTTTGTAGAACTTATACCAAGCCTTATAGTGGCATTAGAAAAACCAGTTCCATCGGCTGGAACATCACCAAAACCAGAAATAGTAATATCATCAACACCATCAACGTTTATTTCTTGCCAGCAAGAGTAGTGTCTACCAAAACTAATATTAGCTCCACTAGGATCATGTACTTCTTGAAATATATTTGCCGTTAACTTACCGTTTACAGCGTTAAATATATCTTTTTGAGGTAGAGAGTTTGGATTTGTAGGGCTAGGGTAATTTGGATTAGTTATAGTTGAACCAGTTACTGGATCTGTTGTAGTAGGTGAATATTGTTGGTGGAATCTAGCTGGAGAAGCAGTCCAGTCTAAAACAGAGTCTAAAGTAGTGTTGAACTCCGGGTTGTGCAAGTCTGAAACGTTAAAATCGTTTCCAGAGAAATCATAACCACCAATGTTGTTTTGAATTATTGATGTTGGGTTTGATGTCTTGCTGGTAGGGTACATAGTATGTTCGATACCAGACGAATCTGACCAACAAACTTTAGTGTAATTAACATAATCATGGGGAAGCATCATTTGTAGTGATGGTGGTAATACTATTTCTTGAGACTTAATGGATTTGAAAGTGTCAAAAGAAAGTTCTTGTAAAGCTCTTTGGGCGTGAAAAGAAACATCTGTTTCACTAGCTTTACTTATTATTTTACCCTCACCAACGTACACTACTAAAAATTGCTGTATAATATCTTTTAGAGATGTAAATTGATAATCACCGTGATTGTTTCCCTCGTAATAGTCTTTCTGAATTCTATTTGGATCTACTGTCATTTCTTATCTTTTTTGTTGTTGGATTTGTTTAGATTCTTCGTTTGAAGCTATTTGATAAAGGCTTTGGTCTTTTAATGTTATTCCAGCTAAGCCCAAAATTCTTGTCACAAGTTCTGTTTGTTCTGAGTGATGAAGCTCAAAGTCTACAGCTCCACCATCTGGATTAAACAGTGCTTTTTCACCTACAACAACATATGTCCAGCTTGGATTTTCAGGAGCTTTAATGTAATTACAAGTTACTCCAATTGTTTTTTGTTCTTTACCTATGACAGCTATACCGAATGCATTTCTAATATATACTAGTCTTTCATCTGTAGGTTTAACAAGACTAACTCTCCTCATTTGAGTATATGTTTTTTGGCTAACATATTCAACGTCGTATATTTGATTGCTATTGCCTTGACCAAACTCTTTCCACATTACTTGCTGTAGCTTGTACAAATCACTTGGTAATTGAGTACCACTTCCAACAGCTACGTTTGTTCGCTCAAACAAACTTATTTTTTCTTCTAACAAGTCTACCATGTCAGAATGTGATGTATTATTACTAGGTGCTCTTAAAAACTGGTTTAAGTCGTAAAAATATTGTTCAAATATTTGCATTTGTGCTTGTATTGCAAATAAATTAAATTCTTGTGGTGTTATATAACCCCTTTGTTCTTTGTTAGCTAAAGCTAATACCGTTTGGTACACTGTGTTTATATTTACCATATTTTTTTTATTGTAGTTTGCGATCGCCCCGTAGAGCGACCGCTTCTACAGTTTGATTATTTTAATTGTTTTTCAATAGTCGTGTAAATCTCCATACCTTCGTCAGTTTTAAACCAAGAAGCCAGAGCCGTATACGGATGCTCGTCAAAAGGAACGTTCATTAATTTTCTATTGTTAGAACCCCAACTAAATGTTCTTTGGTCTCTAGATAATTTCAACAATCCCATTTCAGTTGCTTTTATACCAAAATTTCTAAGTTGTATGTTATCATCTTCTAAAAGATCTAAGAATAAATAAGGGTTGTTTTTAGCGTATATAAGTAAATCTCTTTTAAGTTCCTTAGAACTCATCTCTGAAACTCTAGAACCAACCTCTACTCTCATTATCGCTTCAGCCATATCTACATCTATGTTTCTAGCAGCTATTATTGCGTCAGCTTCTATTTCTAGAGAATTTAACTGTTGTTCAGCTATAACTTGAGGTTTATGCTCATAAAATACATTGTCTCTATGTGGGTGGTATAAAGACAATAGTTTTTGTAAAACTGTTTTTTCTTTTGGTACAAATAAAGAACCAGATCTAAATATAATATGTTCTAATCTTTGATCACCTACCATCTCATCAACAAAAGGTGTTTTTTGATTTTGACAATACTTAAGTTCTCTTTCATAACCTTTTTCCTCGTCAAAATAATAAACATTTGCAGCTTTTATTGATCTTGACAAAGGTTTTTTACCACCTTTTAAATAATACAACCTATCTTTTATTTCCCAAGTTGGTTTTTTAGGTTCAATTTTTACTTTTGGTTTTTGTGTTTCAACAACTGGTGTTTCAACAACAGGTACCTCTACCTCTTGTGTTTTTTGTTTTTTAGCCATAATATAATATATAATAAAATTAATAAATAAAAGGACCGAGGCCGAAGCCCCGGTTCTTTAGTATAAACAGTGCTTATTTCATTAACATGAAATTGTTAGCACCTTGAGTAATTAAACATCTTTCAGATAACATGTGTATTTCCATTGCATCTAAAGCAGACGTAGTAGCGCCAACAGAACCAGTAACCCAAGTTTTTAACTTTCTGTTATCAGTTTGTGAAGCTCTATATCTAACGTGTAAGAAAGGACGTTTTAGGTTTTTACCTAATTGTTGATCGTAAACGTTAGAAGTACCAGCTGGAACAATAACCCCTCTGATTGCATTAGCAGCGTTAGCAGCGTTAATACCACCTCTTGTAGCTAAGTCATTTAAGTATCTGAAGTCAGACTTGTAGAAGTCATAAGAACCTCTTCTGAAACCAGAGAAACCTAAATTTAATGCCATATCCTCAGAGTTGTTGAATACACCGTAAGATGTACCACCAGCACCGTAAGAATTCATTGAAGCTAACATGTCGTCCATTGCAAGAGACGTAGCTCTATTTACAAACATCATATTTTCCTCAATAGCACCTTGCTTATCAAACTCAGCTAAGATAGCGTCAAATTCAGCTAAATCAGTAGCAGCGTTAACACCAGTAACACCTGAAGTTAAATTACCTCTATCTTCGATAGCAGCAAATAAACCTTCAGTACCTACGTGACCAGCACCAGTAGTTGATCCAGGAATTAAGTTTGATCCATCAGCTAAAGATCCAGCAGCGTTTAATTCACCTTCTAACATTGCCATTTCTAAGTAGTCATTAAAACGAGCTCTTGTGTCAGCTTCAGCTTTTAAGTACCATAAGTACCCAGAAGCACCGCTTTCAGCAGTTATCTCAACCCAACCAACTCTTGAAGCATCAGAACCTGATACAGAGTAGTAGTCTTTTAAGATAATCGGCTTGTTTTGGAAAGTTTGGAAAGATGGTTCGTTAGCTCCTCTTGAATCTTGCTGAGCAGTTGAAGTACCACCAGTCATATAAGAAGTTCCTTTTCCATATTCAGAACCATAAACTAATATAGTACATGATAAAGTACCATTACTATCAGCTATTGCAGCTCCACCATAAGGTGCAACGTCAATAGTAGCTGTAGCAGCAGCAGCTGTAACAACTAAACATTTGTGAACACCAGCAGCGTTAGCTACTATAACAGTATCATTAACTCTAATACCGTGATCAGTAGTTTTGTCATTTCCGTCCATGTCTTGCTCAATAGTAATTTGAGTAGTTGCACCACCAGCTCCAGAACCGTCGATGTCAGCACCACCAGGTCCTGATCCACCAGAACCACCGTTAGTTGCGATCTTACCTTTGTAAGATAAATGTAAACGACCTTGCTCAGACCAAATAACTTGGTCAGCAGTCATCGCTTCTTCAGCTCCTATTTGTGAAAGAAAACCTGAGATAGTTCTTTGTCCGAATACCTCTGCTTCTTTTTCCATAAGATCTGGAACATATTGTTGTGCCCAACCCGTTGAAGAGTTTAGGTCTAAGTAATTTGTAGATAACGTCTTCTGTACGTGAGAAGGTACGCTATTCAAATTATCACCTGCAGTAATTGCCATAATTTTGTTTTTTTAAAATTTATAATTTATTTGTTTTTTAATTTAAACTTAAAATCATTAGAATTGCTACCTAGTACTTTTACTTTCATACCACCAGCCTCAACAACACCATGTTGTTGTCTAGGGCTCATATCTACGTTCTTAGCTTTAGCAACACTTGTTTTTAAAGCGTCTGCTTTTCCTTGTTCGTAAAAATGCTTTGCAATAGCATCAGGATTGTTAGCGGTAAACAAAGATTTGTGATAACCTGTAGCATCTGACATTTCGTTGTTTTCATTCAAGAACTTCTTGACGAAATTATTAATATCGCTTTGGTTTTCTTTTACCTTGTTGCTGTCTTTAACATTAAACCTATACTTCTTGTCACCAACATTATAATCAAAGCCTTTAAAGTCTTTGTTAAAAACATTGTTAGTTTTCATTTTAAAAGTATTTGTTTGCTTTTCAAGAACCGCTTCGTTTTCTTTTGATTCCTTGTTGTATCTATTGAAAAAATTTACAGCTTTTTGTTGTTCATTAGTCAGCTTTGACCCAGCTTTAATTTCTTCATAGTATTTGGACTTTTGCCTGTCCAGATGGGCTTTAGCGTCGGCAACTTGCTCTTTTAACGCTATTTTTTTCTTTTTAATCTCTCTTTCTTCATCAACATCCTCATCATATGAAAATCTATCGTCAATTAAAAATTCTACCTCTTCAGGTGTTAAGTGAGATTTTGTTTTTTTGTAATATTCTCTAAGAACTGTCATGTCATCATAACTAGAAAAATCTTGGTTAAGTGTTACGTAATCTTCTAGTGTTCCACCAGTGTCTTCCATAAAGTCCATTAACTTTTGTACATTCTCCGGTATTGCTTTTCCAGTTTCTTGAGCTTCTGCTATAGCTTCCTCAACTTGTTCAGTTAATTCTTCTGTTTTTTCCACCACTTCTTCTTCAGTGATTTCTTCTAATACAGATTGCTCTTCCTGTGTTTCAGCTTCCGGCTGTACTTCTTCTTGTTCTTGTGTGGCATCGGCATTTTCATCGACTCCAACCACTCCCTCGTCGACAGGGTTATCTTCTTTAGTTTCATCTTTGGTTTCATTGTCTATTGGTTTATCTAGGTTTACTTTAGTAACATTGTCTTCAGGTTTAACCTTTTTAGACAAGTCTACTTTTGTAACTTCTTCAGTTACCTTTTTCTTTTTTGCCATAATATAATATAATAATAGTTAATAATTGTTATTTAGGTTCAAAGCCGCCTAAATTGAAGCCGCCGCCTAATATATCATTACCTGCGGACTCAAAGTTTTTAGGTGGTTTTCCACTATTTCTTTGTTCAATCATTTCTGATTGTTGTGTTGCTTGTATTTTTGTTCTTTCGTCTTTACGATCTTCTTTCTGTTTGTCTTTATTGTTATTAGCTTCAGCATCCATTTTTCTAAGCTCTATATTGTACCTAAACTCTTGCTCCATTAGTTCTTTTTTAAGAGCGCCTTCTGCTTGCATTTTTTGAAGCGCTAACTGCATTTCAACTTGGGCTAAACTTACTTTTGATTCTGTTATCGCCATGTTTTTTTGTATTTCTGCTTGAGCCGCTACTTGCTGCGCTTCTCCGTTAGCTTGGGCTTGCGCCTGTATGTTAGCTTGGTTTATTTGAAAGTCTTTTTCTTCTTTTTTAGATCTTCTAAGTTTTAAAAGTTGATTTGCAAGTTTTAAATTTTTAATCTCTCTAATATCAATAGCATCTTCTAAGTTTATAGTTTGTTGAGCTAAAGCAACTTGTATATTGTTTTCTAATAAAGCTTTTTCTTCTTCATCTGGTGCAAGCTCAATAAATATACCAAAGTCATATAAATGTAAGTTTTTCATTTCCCCAAGAGTTGCAACGTTGTGAGCGCCTAGTTGCTGTATAAAAGCGTCTGCAGTTGGTGAGTACTCTATAATATCAGACACTCTAAGAGATAAACACTCTGCCACCTCAGCTGTTAAAAATAAACCAGACTGTAATATATGTCTTGTTGCAGTGTTAGAGTTAGCTGCAGCTAATTTCTGCACTCCAACTAAAGCGTTTTTATCAGGCGAACTACCATCTCTAGCTTCGTTAAGACCTGTGGTATCTCTAATCATTTGTAAGTAATAATTGTAATTACCTATAAGTGATTGTAGTTTTGCACCACCAGAACCTGATGTTATTTCTTGAATAGGTACTTTTCCAGGGTTCATTTCGCCTTCGCTTGTAAACGATCTACCAATAACAGAACCTGTTTGGAAGAACATGTTTAAAGCTTCTTGTGGACTATAATTTGTTCCGTTACCTAAATCTATTTCAGCAAGACCATCAGCATCTAAATAAACACCATCTGGCACCATTCTAGCTAACACTTGTTGTATCTTTAGATGTGTAAGTTGTATCATGTCAGCAAAACCTGTTACACGTCTCACTAAACTTTCTATTTTACCTTTATATATTCTAGGTGCAACAATAGCATAATTCATTTTAACCTTAGTAAAATCACTTTTAGGTCTCATCATGTTTTTAGCCATCTCCCATTTAAGTAGCTTGTTACTACCTAAAACTAAAGCACCTTCATACAAAGTCTCTATACTTCTTTGTAATCTTGAATAATCAACAGCTTCAGCTGGTGGATTAAATGTATCATCTTTTTCAATAGCTTTTTCAGCACCACTACCAGTTTCTTTTACTTTATAAACTTCGTTCATATATGTTTTATAGTTAAAATATAAAACTTGAACTTTATTATTGTCTGCCTCGTTATTGTAACTTGAAGAGTTGTTTCTATTAGTTTGGTTGTAACTTTTATTTTTTACTATATCATCTAAGTCTTCAGCATCTAAATGTGGAAACTGTTTTGCTAACTCATTAATAGGTATATTTTTAACTTCACCTACGTAATATATATCATCAAAGTAAGGTGATTCAGTATATGAATATACTAAGTCAGCAGGGTCAACATAGTCTATTGTTACGCCTTCAGAAGTGTTAAAACTTGTTTTTACAGCTCCAATACCTAAAACAGTAAGATCATAATAAAAACGCTTTTTAATCAATTCATATTTATTACCATCCATCAAAACTTTTAAAGCTTGTTCTTCAGCTATCTCTACAGACTGCTTGTAAGTTAACTGCATATGCAATGCTAATTCTTCTTCATTTACTGGTAAAGTTTCTTGATCTGAGTTTGATATGTCTATACCTAATTCAGCATTAACAAAATCATTATAAGTCTTCATGTTTATATCCTCTAACAAAGCTTCCATGTACTCTGTTCTTTGAGATACTCCATAAGGGTCAACCGAATAAGCTTTTATATCATACATTCTTTCAGCTAAGCCATTTACAACTATATCTACAAACTTAGGTATAATAGGTACAGGTGTCCAGTCTAAATTTAAATAGGACAAATCACCATTTATAGATAACTCGTCCTTATATTTCTGTACAGATTGCTCTCCTCTAGCGTAAAGCCTTAGTTCATGAAAATTGTTTTGATTCGCATCGTATCTTGTTGATCTATTGTCATTATTAAACCACTCTGTTTCTATTGCCTTAGCAACCTTTAAACCATAATCGTAGCTAAGCTTTTCAGCATCGCTTACGACTTGACTTGGAAAATAACTTTTTATAACAGACTCTGCCATATTTATTTTTTAATTAATTTAGATGTACTACCGTTGTTTGAATACTTAGCAATACTTAAGTTTAGTTTAGGTTTTTGTATCGGTGCATTTGGTCTATAAAGATGTCTATTATTAGCCATTATAGCTAAACCAGAACTAATAGACGCATCATGCTTTGTTCTTTTATTTATATCAAACTTTGCCCAGTCATTTAGTAGCTCGTTAAAATAACAACTACCAATACTACCATCTTGTTGTAAACCAACGTTATCTTGTATGTACATTTCGATAGCAGCAGCGTGGGCTTGTTTTATATCTTCACTAGAGTTAGGCATACCACCTATTTCTTTTTCAGCTACAGATAATTTATTCCATATTTTGTCAGGTCTATTCATACTAAAACCTCTATAACCACGTCTTCGTAAATAGTACAATAAACGAGGCTTGTTGTTCTCTGCAAGTATTGGCATCCCATAAAACACTAATGCCATTAGAACGTCTTCAAAGAATATCTCTGCTGTTTGTGGTCTAGCTAAATATTCTAAGAAGAACTGGTTAGCAGGAGCGTCCTCCATGCTAAACCTAGTTAATCCATGGAGTGCACCTTTGGAGCCGACGCCATCGACGGTACCTGATATATCGTAGCTATCGCAGCCAAAAGCACCCATATGTTCGTTGCCTGGATGTTTCACACCGTTTTTAATTACAACTTTGTTTTGCAACTGTTGAGGTGGTGTCCAGCTTACTTTAAATCTACCTTTTGGATCTGGGTAAAATATTACTTTAGAATCTTTTACACCATTCACCCATTGAAAATTACCTTTAGTAATACCTAGTGTTCTAGACATTTCTTCATTGTAATCTATTTGTTCGTATATTTTTACTAAATTAAATATACTATTCTTTGTTTCATCTCTAAACGCGTGTTCTGTAGTTCTTGGAAACTGTCTGTAAAATTCATTCAACGCATCTTGATCTCCCTTTAACCCATCAGCTTCGTTCTGCCAGTTTTCTACTACACCTACGTCTATTAACTCTCCGTGTGGGTCGAGTACATCATAGTCTGGATTATCAAAGACTGGAATTCCGTACTCGTCAATAAATCCTTCGTAATTCCACTCCATTGGGATAAAGAGAGAATACAAGCCAGACGCTGTTTGTCCATTTCTGTTTCGCTTAGTAACGTCAGATGCTGCATATAATTTTTTAAAGTTTTCTCCACCTTTATCTAATGCGTTTGATGTTGAGCCCATCATACATTTACCTATAATCCTACTACCTAATCGTAAACATGTTTTTGTAACTCTCCAGTTATTTAATATATTATCGGGTCTTTCCCACTTACCACTTTCATCATGAACTAATAACTTTAGCTTTTCACCATCATAGCTATTATCACCCGTGTTCTTCCAGTCTATCGTTGTGTCTAGTCCTTCTAAATCTTCTAGCTTTTCGTTTGCGGTTATTTTCTTTCTTGTAAACTTACTAGCAGGAACTCTATATGCTAGCTCTGACTTTGGTCTATCCATACCATCTTGAATAGGTGAGAAGAAAAATGGATAATTAATACTAATAGGTACTACTTTATCTGTAAACATTTTCTTTGCATCAGCACCTGTTTTAGATAGTATTCCAAATCTTGCATCACTTGATATTGTAGCTTGGTTAACTGTTTCAGCTGATGACATAAAAGAAAAACCAGATCTTCTGTTTTTAAGGTAACACATACCATAACATCTTTTATCTGCTTTGCAAGCTTCCCAAAATATATAGAATAATCTATTAGCTTCTCTAAAGTCTGGTGCGCCCACATCAATCTTGCTCCACTGCAAGTACATATAATGTGTACCTGTTATATATGTTGCTTTACCGTTGTTGTTAAACCAGAAACCTTGTTCTCTACGTTTAAACTCTTCATCTATATAGTCAAACCAGTCAGCTTTCTTTTCTTCAGGATAACTACGCCAGTCAAATATATTTTTAAGTCTACCTAATTCTTTTGGATATTCAAACTGTTTCCATTTTTTTTCTTTGTTGCTATACACACTACGCTCTTTAGGTAGCGCTATTTGAAAGTTTTGTATCTCGTATATATCACCTATCTCACCAGTCTTAGATATAACAACAAGATCGTGTTCTTTGTTGTAACCATACTTCCACTTTTTACCCTTATTAAGTCTACTTATAGTAGTCTTTTTTATAGGTTCTACAATACTGTATAAACTTTGTTCGTACATTATTTAGATCTACCCTCTGCAAAACCTTTAAATACTTTAACTTCGGTTTTAGTTTCTTTACCCTCTAGTATATTCTCTTCTTCTTGTATTCTGTTAAGTATTTCAAAAGCATCAAATATAGCTAGCTTTTTTGTTGCTGCAGCATTTTTTAACCTGTCAGCTGATATGTCATCGTCAGAATCTACAATAGCTTCTTTAGCAACTTTAATTAACTCTTCAACTGCTTTGTGCCCAGCTTGGATTATATTTTTTTTCGTTTCCTTGATGTTCATATTTGATTGTAATAAAATTAGATAATACCCTATATAGCTTTTCGCCATCAACGATAAACTCATATTCGCTGCTTGGTTTGAAACCTATTAAATCTCCAACCTCAACAGTTCCATCTGAATACTTGACTATACCTTGTAGTGGTTTTTCAGACTCAACACTAAAGCTGTCTGTTTGCTTTAAAGGTATTACAAAGCAATATCCTTTCTGTGGCTTCCAAACGTCTTTTGTTTTATATAGAAATATTTGATCACTAGTAACTAAATATGTTTCATCGTCAAAATAACTTCTACTATTTTTTTCGACACCGTACTGATTGTGCCATCTTCTAAACACATTGTGATGTACTATCACCGTGTCTCCTATATTTATATCTGTTACACCTACAGTAGGAATTTGTTTGACTATAGCTTCTCTACTAACATAATGGTGATTAAAAATACCTGTATTAACTATAAGCTCGTTACCATCAATATTTTTAGTGTTATTATATCTAGATTTTAAAGGAGCTACAACAAAGTTGTAAACACCTTTCATTAGTATGTTAGGTTATACTCTACAGATACAGCCATGTTTTTATTAAAATCTTTCCATGGTAACACATCTTTACCTTTTTTAATATAAACACTAAACTTCTCATCTTCCTCTATAATATCACAGATAGTATGACCACCATACACTTCTTGCCCAACGGCATAGTGCATGGCGTCATTCTTATAATCTTTACCTATAGATATTTTACGAATTAGCTTCGACATCGTAGTTTATCTCTCCAGTTTGTATATTAACATTAACGGTACCGTATTGTTCTTCTAGTTCTTTTTGAACAACCTTAAGTCTTGACTGTAACTCTATGACATCGTGACATAGCGCATGTTTTCTAGACTCGATTCTACCTATTTCCATTTGTATATTATTAATAGGTGAAACTATATCTTGTATGTTTTTTAGTTGTTCTTCTGTAACTGATGTAGGTTTAAGGTCTACAACCTTTTCTTTCTTTTTTCCCATTTTATTTAATTTAAGTTAATTGTTATTTAATAATCTTGATCTTTTATGTAATCAAAAATGTCAGCTCTTTCAGCCGAGCTTAAAGCTGTTCCGTTGTAAATAAGTACGTCTTTTATAAAGCCATCAAAGTTAGCACTATCATCTGCTTTGCAACCAAGATTAGTCACTGTAAAAGTACCAGCTTGACTTGTATCACTAGCATTTTCGTATTGATTAGCATCTCCCCATTGTTTCTCTGTAGATAATGCACCTAGAACTTTAATGTATGCATTCCATTGGTTGCTAGAATTTCTAGTTAACGTAAGTACGCTGTACTTATTTGTTGGTATAGTTTCAGTGTCGTGTGTAAAGTTAATTTGATTATTATCGACTTTTATTCTAATTTGCGCGCTAGATTGATACTGTAAAAATTCAGTATTTGTAGATCCTAAAATAGCTCTAACAGCGTTAAAATTTGTAGGTTTTAATCTAATTACAAAGCTACAAGCACCAGTACAATTTATCTGTGTATCTAAGTCCATAAACTTTAAACCAGCTTTAAAATTTACTCCACCAAGATCATTAGCATCTGTTTCCCATCTAGGCTTGTCAGCTTGTGTAGTTTGTATTGCATCTATAGTAGTACTACCATTAGCGTCCCATCTGTTAATTTGATCGTCATCGTCCATGTCACCTGCATTAGATGAGTGAGATATAGTGTTATTACTAGCATCTTGATTCGCAAGTATATTTGTGTTAACACCAAGCCAAAGCGTTAGGTTGTCTATATCTTCGGGTGACCAAGATGGATAGCTACCAGATATTATGCTGTTACCTAGTCCTAACATTATTTTGGACCGTAATAAACTATAATACCGCTAGTCGCGTTTGCTTGTAATGATACTCGTGTCCATCTGCCATAAATAGTAGATCCTTTTGGAAAAACCACTGTTGCTGCTATTGCCTCACTTGTTACAGTGTCTCCATCGTTATCTTCACCGTTAGGTAAAACCTGCGTACCTGACCCAAAGTAAGCAACACCATCTTCTAATGCTGCGCTTGTTGTTACATTTACATACGTAGTATCAGCTACTAAAGCTGAAAATGAAACTGAATCTAAACAAGCTATAGCTACAATTACCTTTCCAGTAGGTGCGTATAAAGTGTTAGCTGCAGTTTTTGAATGACCACTTCCGTGTTGTCCAAAGCCATATGCTACTTCTGTTGAATTTAATCCCATAATTTATTTTTTTACTTTTTCTAATGATCTACCGCCAAAATAAGCACCGATCACAGTTATTAATACTAATTGCAAAAGGTCTATGTAAGAATCTTTTACGTTAAAGTTAAGTTTACCAGCATCAACAAATATTATTAGCATAGTACATACTACTAAAAATATTAATACTAGCGGTCGAACATTTTTGCTTAGCCACGAATCACTCTTCATATCCGCTTCCCAGCGAGATGTGATATTCTTTTCCATCTCAACTTCGTAGTTAGCTATTAATTCTTTTATTTTTTGTTCTGCTTCTAGTTTTTCCTCACCAGAAGTATGTAGATTGTCTATTACACCGCCAACACCTTTTATAAGTTCTGTTGCTCCACCTGAAAATAGTTTACCTAGCATCTCTTAATTTCTTTTGCTCTTTTAGTGTGCCTTCAGTTTTTCTAGTGCTTATGTTTTCAGGTGAATAATCTCTTGCAGGGTCCGCTGAGTAATCGTTTTTCTTGTTAAATTTAAAATTACCTTTGTTACCAAAGTCAAAATCTTTTTTATTTTTCATTTTAAATGACATATCTTTTATTTTTTTGCGAATTTTTCCACGCCACTTATACCGAAGCAACCTAACACCACAAGTACAAACGAATCGTATACAAATTCATTAATCATTAGATCTCTACCTAACCAACCGGTTATAAGATCTACTATCATAATCACACACATTATTGCAAATGCAATAAAACCCACTACAGATTTCTCATTCCAATCGTTGTTGTCTTTAAATATTTCCATAATTAGCATCTTTTTCCCAAGGAAAGTTTCCACCAGCCTCAGTCCATTTACCATCTATTTTAATCATATCTCTACCATTTCTAGTCTCTCTTGGGTATGTAACACCATCATACTTAACAAAGTTATCACCATACTCTAATTTACCTGTACGCATTTGTGTAGCATGTACCATCTCATGATTTAAAACCTGTCTTTCTTCAAAGCTACCTGGTTGTATTTTATTACTTATAAATATACTGCCGTCCATATTAGCCTCGCCCATAATACCAGGTTCTAAATTTTTTCTTATAACAGGCGTGCCTGGCACAGATGCATCACCACCAGCTTCTTTACCAAAACGCATTTTTCTACGTATTTCACCACCAACAGCATTATTGCCTTTTTCTGATCCTAGTTTAAATCCCATTATTTTTTAACACAATCATTAACCATAACCACCTTGCCATTTTTAGTTCTTCCTGATGGCGATTTTTTCATACCTACTTTTTTGTGTGTCTTCCAGCATTTTGCAGGTGAGTTAGCGTTTTTCATTTTAAACGGTGTATATTCTTTTTTCATATTATTAGTTTTGTTATTTAACATCTCCATCTACGTCTAGCGGCTTTACCCCTTTCACCTGTCCAACCTTTTGATCTTGCACAAAATGATTTTCTACGCCCAGCGGCTTTACTACCAGCTTTTACTTTACCAGTAACTGCAGTTTTTAACTTACTACCTGGGTTTGCTCTTTTGTATGCCTTGACACCCTTTGCTGTCATACCAGCACCTTCTGATGTACTTCTAAAATTACGCCCCTTACCTTTTGTTGTTTTTCTTATTCTTTTACCAAAAGGACTTTCTTTAGTTCTATCATCTCCAGGATCACCACCTTGCATAAACGTTCTACGTCTACCACAACTTGTAACTGGATAAGGATTGTTTTTTTGAATATAAGGCATTATCTATTTTTATCTTTAATCATATCATCTATAGCTTTATTATAAACCTTGTCTGTATATGATTTGTTATTATAGAATACACTACGATCAGATGTAGGCATGTCTTCTTCACCTAATAATATACGATATATTCTATTTATTAATTGTTTACATCTATATGATGTTTGATACACACTATACTTTATAGTGGTACGATTTCTATGTCTCCATACATCTACCCAGCCATCTTGCCTAAGCCTGTCCCACCTTGCTTTGTCCCAAGAAAATGTGTATGCTCCGTCCATGAAATCTTTTCGTGTGAATCTTTTTTCACAATCTAAATAAAATAATAATTCTAAGTCTGCGTCTAAAATCCCGTAAGTCTTACAAGCCCACTTTCTTGTGAGCCTGTAATACTTAAGGATATTCATTTCACGCAAATCTTGCGCGGTTAATCTCAACTACTATTAAGAGTTAGTTAAAGCAGCGTTGATTGTAATTGCACCACAAGATGTAATATCAGAAGATATATACTGAGTACCTCCAGCAGCGTCAGCAGCATCATCAGCAACTACAACAAAACCAGAGTTTAATCCAGCATTCATAGCACCAACAATAGCTTCTAAAACTTCTTTACCTTTGTTAGCTGTAATATTAAGAACTACAGTATCTACTAAAGGTAAATTAGCAGCGCTATCCGCAGCTCCAGCAACACCAGTATCACCTGGTCTTTTTGAAGGATCAAAGCTTAACACTATAGTAGTGTCAGCTGACATTTCTGCGCCTCTAAAAGAAGTAGCTGGAAATAAAACTGAATTTCCTGAGCCATCATCATCAGCAACAGCAGCGTCTGTTCTAAAATACAAAAAATTTTTCATTTTTTTCTTTTTTTTTAATTAATAATTTGTTTTAAGTTTTAAGTTTAAGGTTTTGGTTTATGGTTTAGGTATCAATTAGTACCACGTCACCAGATCTGATAACGTGATATAATGTTTCTTTATACTGAACTCCATGTCCAGCATGTTTGTCATAATAGACAATATCATTGTCTTTAATTCCTTCTACAAGGTTACCAACAGATATTACATTAGCCTTTATATACCTATTGTCCTCGTCTATATCTTCTGTAAGTATAAGCCCACCAACTTTCTTTGGCCCTTGTTTTATTTTTTCTACGATTATATAATGGTTAACTGCTTTCATTTCCTCTCATATTTGAAATTATACAATCTGCAGATATAATAGTAGTTACAACACTTACCGCATTTTTAAGTGCTGACTTAGTAACAAGCACTGGATCTATAATACCATGTTTAACCATAGCATGTACATTTCCGTTTGTTACATCTATTCCTTCACCTGATGACGGTTCATCTACATTGTCTATACCTGCATTATCTAATATAGTATAAAAAGGTGCTCTTATAGCTCTTAGCAGAGCTTCTTCACCCCAACCTTCAGGTATTATTTCTTGAGCAGCATTTAATAGTGCTACACCACCACCTGGAACTATACCTTCTTTCAAAGCAGCTTTAGTAGCATATATTGCATCTTCTACTCTATCTTTCTTTTCTTTTAATTCTACCTTAGATACAGCGCCAACTCGCACCATACCAACTTTTCCTGTTAGCATTGCAAGCCTGTCTTTAAGCTTTTTTTGCAAAAACGGATTTTTTTCGTTTTTTATGGCTTTTTTTACAGTTTTTATACGTTCTTCAAGATCTATTTCTAATTCTAATGTAGTTATAACGGTATTTTTAGCGTTTGTAACAGATTTTTCTGCTTTTCCAAGGCAATCAACAGTGATTAAGTCCATATCATCACCTAATTCTTCGTTTATTACCGTTGCTCCAGTTAAAAATGCTAGATCTTGTACTGTGTCTTGCTTGTTTTGACCAAAACCTGGTAAATCTATAATGTTTACCTTAATATTACCCTTTACTTTGTTCATCATAAGGGCTGATTTTAGCTGTTGATCAACTTCTGCTACTATAAGTAGCTCTTTTTTGTGCTTTATAACGTGTTCTAGTATAGGTTGTATCTTACGTATGTTAGGTATTTTACTACCGACTATTAAAACTAGTGGATCTTCAAGCACAGCTTCATGTTTTTCAGTATCTGTAAGGAAGTGTGGTGATGTTATACCACAATCAAACTGCACACCATCAACAATATCAACATATGTTTCATCTGTTTCTGATGTCTCCATAAACACAACGCCATCTTTACCTACTTTTTCGTAAGCTTCAGCTATAATAGCTCCTAATTCACCATCATTATTACAACTTATACTACTAACGTCTTTTAACATAGTACCTTTTACAGCTATAGCTTTGTTTGTTAGGTGTTTTGTTACTTTTTCCAAAGCAGAATTTATGCCTTGTTTCATAAAACGTGTAGAAAAGTCTTTGTACTTGTCTTTGTTAACTTCTTTTAGTAGTGCTTCAGCAAGGACGGTTGCCGTTGTGGTACCGTCACCTGCTTCCTTCACTGTATTTTTAGCGGCTTCTTTAATTAGAGTAGCACCGAGGTTTTCAACCGGGTCATATAAGACAACAGATTCGGCTACTGTTACACCGTCTTTTGTGATGACCGGGTTGCCTCTAGCATCTTCGTATATTACACACTTGCCAGATGCTCCTAGAGTAGACTTTACAGCTTTCGCTAATTTATCTACACCCGCAATTATTTTACTTTTAGCTTCGTCACCAAAGTTTAGCTCTTTGATGAGTTCGCTGGGTTGGTTATATTCCATTTAATTAAATTTAATTTTATTGTATACTATTTGAATGTTTTAACGACCTTAGGTCCTTTGGTTGCTTCTAGCTTTTTAGCAAAGTGATCGATACTTCCGTCAATTGCAGCTTCAGCTCCTTCTATAGTTTCTCTTCTAGTGACGTCTTGCCATGTATCTTCACTATCAGGAGTTAAACATTCAGTTTGGAAAAATCCATTTGGCAGTTGAGTTATTCTCCAATTAGCTTTGTTAGCTAAATGGTTCCACTGTTTAATTTCTTTTTCATTCGGTTTTTGGTTGCTAGTATATGTACTAGTCTTGTAATATAAGTATGTCATTGGTTTTATTTTGGTTAATACTTGGTATAGGGTATTTCCCTATTTCTTTTTCATCTTCATTTTCATTGCAGATGCTTTTTTCATCATAGCAACAGATTTTTTCATCATTGCCATAGATTCTTTTTTCATTTTCATAGCAGTTTTTTTCATAGCTAAAGGTGATCCGTCAGCATTTTTAGTATATCCCATTTTTTGCTTAACATCTTTAGGAAGTTTACTTACGCCTTTTCCTTTTGCCCCAGCTGGAATAGCTTTTTTTGCCATTGATTTCTTTTTCATTTTTGCAGGTGCTTTTTTCATTTTATGTTTTGTTTTTTGTATAGTTGTACATTTTTTTTCCTAGTTCGATGCCCATTTCGCTATCTGACTTATAGTGAGCATGAGCAACTCTTCTACTATAAGATATATTTTCTGCTGTTTTATTAAAAGCTGATTTAGACTTAGGGTATTTGTCAGCTAAAGTTTTACCTATTAGTATACCTTGAACTGAATGACCAGAAGGATAAGATGGTGTTTTCATTGACTCCATTTCTATGTCTTTCATTTTAACGTTCATTTTAGCAGCAGTTACTTTTGGTCTTGGCCTATTGAAATAACCCTTAAGTTTTAGTATTACAGGTGCTGAGTTGTTTATAAGATCTGCAGCAATGTTTTTATCATAATCTTTTATACCTTGCTCTTTAGCTACCTTTTTAAAAGCACTCTCTATATCATCGTATTTTTTTACAAATGATTTATCTAAAGGTATTTTATTAAGAGCTTTAACCTCCTGCATAGTATCAAACGTATTGTTACCAGGTGGTTTCATTTTCTTAAAAGGGCTTATGTCAAAATCTTTAAACATGTTTATATTAAAATATTTTTGCTCCTGTTGGATTAGCGTATTTTTTGCCCAAACCCTTCATCTCGTCGATACGAGAATGAAACTTACCGTCTTTATAATAACCTATATCAGCAGTTCTTTTATAACCTCGATTACCACTCATCCCAACTGCAAACATTCTTCCAACTTCTCCAGCTCCAACTTCTTTTGCTACTTGATTATGTTTAACTGGTGACTCGTTTCCAAACCCACTAAACTTTTTCATTTTAAATGGTCCTTTTTTCATATCTTTATCTTTTTATTTTGTAATTCTTTTTACCTTCTCTCCTCGTTCCTTTACCATCGTTACCTCTGTTTTTAGCAACGGGCTTAAACTTACCATCTTTGTGATCATAGTCTTTGCCAACTATATTTTTACCTGCTTTAATAGCTGCTCTACGTTTTGCTTGGTTATCAGCTTTTTTAGCTTTCCTATCTGTAGACATAGCATAACGCTTATCTCTATCTGCTTTTTTCTTAGCAGCAGACTTAGATAGTTTTTGCTTGGTTAGTTTTATAGGTGAATTCATAAGATAATTATTACATAGTTAAAAGTAAATTTAAAAAGGTATAGTGATAACTAAAGACCCACATGTAGCACCTACTAAGTCAGCTATTAAATCACTGCCTTGAGCACCACTATTTCTAGCATCATAAACCTCTTTTGCAATACCAATTGTCATGCCGACACCGATGCCTATAAAAATTGCCTTCTTTTTGTTGTTAGTTTTCTTCAAAACATAGCTAGCGGTAACTGAAGATATAATGTACGTATAACCCACGTGTAGCTGTTTATCTTGATGTAGAGACAACACCTCGTTTAGACTCTGCGCCTTAACATTTGTACATAGTAAAGTAATGGCTAGTATAAGTGTTCTCATATAGAATATAGTTACCTGTATTAGGTGAATGTTAAAAGTGGACAATAGGGTGTTACTAGATAACTATAACTGGCTAATGTCCATAAAAAAAGTTATCGTAAATATTGGGGTATAGCGTTGCCCCACTATACTCGAATTTAGTTGGTAATATAAAAGTCAAATCGATTTACCGGGCCCCGCCCCCGCTTATTCGTTTCGTACGTTTTTTTTTGCTTTTACAAATATATTAATTTTTTTATAGTAATTTTTACGTTTTTATTTTTGCATAATTATTACGTTTTATACAAACTAAATACGAAGCAATTTAGATAATATATATAGATAACAAATAAACTAATTAACTAAATAAAATCTAGACTATGCAAAATGCAGAAATTATAGCAGCAATCGACGAATTAAACCAATACTTAGAAGGCAACGTAACTAAAACTAGTATACAAATAACGCTAAGCGATTTAATAAATAAACTATAATAAAATAACTGCACAGTCAGAGCGTGGGGGTAGTGGGTGAGCACGATAAATAGCAACTAAATAATAATAGTACTCTTACAAACTAAATACAACGCAAAACAGATAATATATATAACTAAATTAAATTAATAATAAATAAATAAAAAAACTATGAAATTAAATTCTAAAAGATTTGTAATACGCAAGTCGCTAATCGGTAAAAACGCAGTAATAACAGTAAACTTCAAAAATGGCAAATCTGCTACTTATAATCACGACAAAGTGTATGAAGTAATGTCAGAAAAACTAGAAAAAATGGCGTGCTTTATTAAGTACAAAAGTTATACTGCAAGTAATAACGTTCCACTAGTTGCTAGAGAAATCTGTGAGTAGTAATACAAAGTCGAGTTAGTTCACTATTCCCTCGTATAATCAAACATGAATAGTAATAATGTAGTAATGGTTTTCGTGAGTTCGATTCTCACACTACAACTAAAAATATAAATATGAAACAAGTAATAAAACTTTTAGCGGTGTACTACTACACAATTTTAATAGTAGCAATAACAATATTTTGTATGTCAAGTTGTGCAAGCACTCAAGACTCAACAAGTAACAGATTGATGTGCACTGAGCGTAGATAATACAAACAAAATACGAACACTCTTAGATAATATAAATGTAAAAACAAATAAATATGTACGAAGCAATCGAGCACTGGAAGCAGTATAAACAAGAAAAATCTAATAATAAAGCAATGAAAATGACTCCATTCTTAATAAAATTAGTAAAACAAAAGCAAGCTGAAAAGCAGATGGATAACTTTATAAACAAGTTAGTAGTAAATAACGGAGTAACAAATATATAATATGAACAGAGAAGAATTAAAAAGATTATGGTTTTCTATACCAAGAACAGAACCAGTAAAACAAATTAAAGCGGTAGTAGTAGAAAGACACGGTGACAATCATTACTCGTGCGAGCGTAAGACTCAAACTGATTCTTACTGGTCAAGTAGTAGTGCTAACTTCAACACGTTTGAACAAGCGTTAGAGCGAGCTAAATCAATACTAAGTGACGATTACTATGAAGGTTATGAACTAATAATAAAGTAATGGAGAAAATATGTAGAATAATACTAGAAATAGGTGCAATTGCGTGGATTACGTTCATCGCTTGGTGCTGTTTCTTAATAATAACAAACTAATATGAGTAAAAAATATATACAAAAACCAGCAGAAAAACCAGGTGCAATGATACTTGAAGAGCTGAGAGAGCAAGAAATAATTAATGGTGATTTAGTATGGAATGAAGACACTCAAAAGTACGAGTACGATTACAAACTAAATACGAACACTAACGGATAATATATACAGAAATTATAAAAATTATGAATAAAATAAAATACTTAAAAAACGACTACGTTCAAATCAACAACTTAATTTACAAACCACACACTGTGTGCGACTTGCCTGCTAACTTTGGCTGTATCGAGTTCAACGAACGTGAAGGCATTAGCGAATGGTTCAACCACAAAGGTTACACTTATATCTTTGACAAAGTTGCAAAGTCATGAGTAAATACAATATAAATATACAATATTCTCACGATAACTTTTACAAAGTATCGCTAACTGACAACTACGGCGCTAAAACTGTAGTGTACGAACAAAGTGTTAAATCAGCACTAAACTATGCTAAAACATGGTGCGAAGAAGCGGACAAACGTAAACACGCTTCAGACTTAATGAACAAAGCTATTAAAGAAGCAATAACGCTTGACAGAATAGCAGGAATAACAACGAGTACAAGAGACTCACTAGATTAAATAATAATATGAAGACAATATATAAAGGCGACTCACGCTATGAGAAAATATACGAGCAGATGCAACTACTTGGCATACAAGACGTTACATCACCAACACAAGTAAAAAATGGCACGATAGTGTGGCGACTACCAATGAAAGGTAGAGGTAATACTCACATCGAATATGGTTCGTTTGCGAGCGGTTATGTAAGAAATCAAGGTAAGCAGCATCATAGTAATTGGCAAATCAACAAAAGAGTTAACGACGAGCCTCGCTATTTCAAACTATCAAACGGTGACTACAGAAAGTATGTAGGCAAAGTATGCAAGACAATACCAATAGAAATCGATAGACTCGAGTATATGATGAAGTATGTAATCAAGAACGAGTTTATAAAGCGTGCAAATTACAGTAATGTAAGACCAACTAAGTACGTATATATTGACAATTCTGAAGAAATTGAAAACTTGCAAAACAAACTCGATCTTGCTAAGCAAAACGTAGAGTTTCACGAGCAAAGAGCGAATGAATACAGAAATACTATAAATGATGTAACAGTAATAATAGATGGCCATAAATACAAACTACAATAATATGATAAAATACTACGCAACACCATGGGATATAGCTTTTGAATTAGCAAAAGAAGACTATACTAAAGAGCGCATAGATGAAATGTTACTATGTGAAGTACAAGAGATAATAGAGAAATACTCAGAAGAAGAATAAACTATGAAGAGAAGAAAACTAAACAGCAAAAACCCTAAGTACGTGGACAAAAGCCAGGTAACTGAAGCGGTAATAAAAGAAAAGAAATTAATTAACAATGTAAATGGCGTAAAAATATACGCAGTATGGTATGAAAAATAGTATGAAGTATATAACAATATTAGATTTTGGCACAGGAATAGTGCATCAATTAACGATAGATAATTGGAATATAGATGAAGAAACATGTGAAGAGTACATGGAAAGAATAGGGTTTAACTCGGAAGACTGTCATTGGATGGTACATGAGAAAGGAGGAATACAATTTGGAATATGAGTAAACTATTAAATGATAGTAATAACTTTAAAAAGTTTAGTTTATTAAAGAAAATACTATTCGTATTGTTTATATGGATGGGTGTATTACTAACAATATTTCTCTACTACATAGCAATATACCCTTTAATATATATTTTTACAAACTAAATACGATTACTTTTGGATAATATATATACAAAAACAATAAATATGAAATGTAAATGCAAAAATATAATACCACCTGGCAGAGTTCGTCTTGGCTTTAGTGTGTGTGTCAACTGCTCAACAGTAGAATCATACGGTTGCGCACCACTAATAAACCACAAAACCGGCAATTCGATTCAGATAATGTCAAGCAGTGACGCTGCTAGAATAGCCAAGATGACTCAACGCAGGGGTTATGGTACTATGTTAGGCTAAATACATGCGGGTGTGCAAGTGAATAGTAGGCTTATGGTAATGTGGGAACGTACCGCTAAGTATGGAAGAACAAAGATCGAAGTGGGTCCAATAGGAAACGAAGTCGAGCCATACTTATCCGGAAAACGACAATAGGTCCTTGCAGGCGAAAAATCGACAACAGTCACAAAGAGGTTTGGGATAGACGTTTTACGAAATCTCCAATAGAATAAAACTTTAGCTGACTTAGTAATCTGATGCCAATGGTGGTTAAAATTGTGGGTTCGACTCCCACCATCCGCACAATAAATGAATCCGAAGTGGTCGTGAGTAAACACGGAAAAAACAAAGTAAATGTTCGTAAGTCTGGCGCAATAGGTACGCAGAACATATATAAAACAGGGCGTGGGGTGCAAACTCTAAGGTTCGACTGATTCTGGTCTAGACGAAAGACTTTAAATGTAGCAGAATGACAGACCATGAGCTACTACGAGGCTTGGTTCTTGTAAAGTAGATCCAGATAAGTGTGAAGGGATAAGGCACAAAGTAACAATACTAGTCACGTATCTTACTCACTTGCCTGTTTTATAAGAGAGGCTTGGGTGGTTTAACGGCAGGATAAAGCGAGTTCCGAAACTCGGTAGTAGACAGTATCTAAGTACAGTCACAGGTTGCTCGAAAGGTAACATTACGGCTGAGACGACAGTATCTCAACCGAAACTCGGAGAAGAACCACACCTGCCCTCCCTCTCTTTTTACAAACTAAATACGACACGAGTCGGATAATATATACAAATAAAATTAAATAATATGAATGAAATGGATTTAAAGACCAAGATCGAAGGTCTAGAAAAAGCGATCACAGAGCACAAAGACTTTGCTGCTACTTATGAAACTACGTTAAAGGCAACTCAACAAGAACTAGAAGACTATAACAAACCAGAATTATCTCCTATAGTAATGGATCAGATATATAATGCTGTTGAAAAAGTGTTAAATAACTTTGACTGGACTGACACAGACAACTATCAAGATCTTGAGTATGACCTAGATTATGAAGGTAGAGTTTCATTAAGTAATATAAGCTTTGACACTAGCGATTTACACGAAACAATAGTAGACAGAGTATGTAACCTGTTTAAAGAAGCTGATGAAGACGAAACAACAAATGAATAATATGAAATCACTAACAACTAAAAAACTAATAAGCTATATGAAAGATCGTAGCAACCAAGAATTAAGACACGACCCTGACAAACTAGCTAACGCTTGTAATCAAACTGCTATTGAATTTCAACATAACAGTGCTCTTGACATGTTAAAGCTACTATGCTTTAATGATCCAATACCTGGCATGCATACTCACAGCTATAGTTTTCAAACTGCAACAGGCAGACACTTAATTAATACAATACAACATTACTATTATGAAGAAACAGAATACTAAACTACCAACATGGTTCAAAGGCCAATGCTATACACACGGCGACACAGTAAAAAACCCTTTCAGCGGAGAGGTATGTGAGCTAAATAACGTAGAGCTTTCAATGTACGACTTTATTGTCGGCAGCCAAATGGTCATGGAAATGACACCAAAAATGACAACACCTAACATGGTTAAAGACTTTCAAAAAGGTCTTGACTGGTTTAGAAGTAATAACTCCAGAGCCTATATGGTTCTATTAGATTAAATTAAATATGAGAAAATTCAATATTCAAGACAGAATAGTCTTAGACGAAATGATAGATGCTTTCAAAAGAGAGCTAATCAAGACGCACGTAGCGTACAAAATAGAGGACAAAAGGCCCATAATTACTCAACAGTACTGGGAACAAATGATTGATGAGGTGCAAAGTAAAATAGATATATTTACTACTAGTAAAGCGCTAGCAAACTCTAAAAAATATAGATAATGGCTACGAGAGCATCAATTAGGTTCGCTACACGCGAAGAAGGTATATCATTTAGTGAATTACCTGAAAAAGTAAACGCTAAGTTTTACGCACACTGGGATGGTTATCCGTCACACAGAGGCGTAGAAATAGCTGAGTCATTAATTTACCCTAGGAAACTTGAAGGTTGGGAGCTGGAACCGTTAGAGTCTAGACACACTGACCTTGAGTACATATATTATGTATGGCAAGCAGAAGGTAAAGACACGTGGATTAGTATATTCGAAAGAAGTGACTACAGTCCAATGACTTGGCACTTAGATTATGAAGAAGTACAGTGCTTTAAGTGTATATTTGTAGGTAAACCTGATAAGTTAATAGATAAATACAAACTAAATACGAATGACGAAGGATAATATATATATGAATAACGAACAACTAGAAACGTTAGCTATAAAAATAGTAGACAAAATGATAAAGCTAAAGTCTTTAGAAGAGTGGTTTGCTGATGCAAATGAATCTTCTGCCGCGTGGAAAGTGTACAAAGATCTAGAAATAGACGAAGAGGCTGCTGCATATGGTGAATTAGCTAAGCTAATGACACTAATGGATATATGCAAGCAAGACGAAGAGTACGAAAAATGTGCTATTATAAAAAACAGAATTGACGAGACGAAAAGAATAATAAAAAAATACAAAAAATAGATGATGAAACAAAAACCAATGCTAGCATATCCTGTTAGCGACAAACCAATTGACTACAGTAAAAAAGTATCTATACAACCAAAGCTTGACGGTGTGCGTTGTCTTATACAGCGAGAAAGTTACGGCAATTACGCGTGGGTTGTCAGAGCTTATTCACGTACAGGTAAACAGTGGCTTAACATACAACATATACTAGAAGAACTACACCCGTTTTTCGAAAAGCACCCTAATGTTATACTTGACGGCGAACTGTATAATCACAGTCTAAAGGACGATTTCGAAAAGATTATATCATTAGTCAGAAAACAAAAACCAACAGACGAGGATCGTCTAGAAGCTGAAAAACTAACACAATTTCATTGTTACGATATAGTTAATCCAACAATGAAGTTCGAAGATCGTAATAGTTTTATTCTTAATAACGTACCACAAACTCTTTTTGTGTGCCTCGTTAAAACTCAAGCTGTTGCCACTGAATCTCTAGCTAAAGTTATACACCAACAAAATCTAGATAATGGCTACGAAGGCTCTATATTACGTCTAAATGACTTCTATCAAAGCAAACGTTCGCATAGCTTACGTAAATTCAAAGACTTCAGTGACACCGAAGCTACTATCATAGGCTACTTAGATGGTAAAGGTAAAAGGACTGGCACGCTTGGCAAGTTCATAATGCAAGATGACGAAGGTAATGAGTTCGGTTGTCCACCCGGTAAAGGCTATACCTACAAGGATCTTAAAAATATGCTCGATAATATAGGTGACTATATTGGCCAACGTGCTACCTTTACTTTCTTCGAACGTACTAAAGCAGGTAGTTACAGGCACCCGCTATTTAAATGCCTACGTAACTATGAATAACGTACATAGATTATTAATACTAGCAATCACGTGGTTTGCATTTATATTTGGCGTGACAATAGGCTGTTATAACCAAATCACAGCTGATCCACCAGAGCATTTTGCTATACACAGCCGCGCATTAAACTACACAGACAAAGACTGCTACACTAAATGTGATATAGAGTTGATTGTCTTTGGAAAAATATTAGAAAATGAATAGAAACGAACAACAATTATACAAGGACATTAGCTCCTTAACAAAGGCACTAGAAAAACTAGTGAAAGTATTAACTAAGTTAGCAAAAGACCAGTAATGAATATATTTTTTTTAGATACATGCCCTTACAAAGCAGCTGAATTACAATATAATAAACATGTGGTAAAGATGATACTTGAGTCAGCTCAAATGTTATGTACAGCTCACCATCATTATGCTGAGAAGCATGAGATCAACGCGGACTACATACCATACAAAAAGGCTCATTATAATCACCCGTCAACTATATGGGTTAGGCAGAACAAAAACCATTATAGATGGTTATACAACCATATGATTGGCTTGGGTCAAGAGTATACAGATAGATATAGTAAAGAGCATTTATCAATAATTAAATGCAAATCTAAACTAAGCTTATACCCACATAATATACCTGAAGGAGCGTTTGAGCAACCTCCTCAGTGTATGCCTGAAGAATACAAAGATAAATGTAGTGTACAGGCTTACTGGAATTATTACATTGGCGACAAAAAACAAATTGCAAACCTTAAAACCGAAAGATTATATGAACAAAGACCTAAAGAAACGTATTAAAGAATTTAATAAGATTAAATTCAACGGCAATAAAGATAAAAGAATAATTATAGCAACCCTGGGGCTGACAATAGCCCCTAATAGTAAATAGTAACAGGCTTATGTCACATATACCACGAAACCTAGAATACCTAAACAGGCGTAAAATACAATGGGTACGAGATCCTATTAATGATAAACCTAGTATGAAAACTAAGGATTACAATTATTATGAAGACGGTACAAATGAGTATTATTCACTCTTTAGAAGTAGAGCAAAGATCACAACTTATAAATCATTAAAATGGCACATGTTAGTTCTGTGGTATTTAAACCCGCAGCTTGACCCAGATGATTTTACAAATTTGTGTGAATATATAGCTGATAAGTCAAAAGGTTTTATTACCTTTACAGTTCCTCCACAATTACTAAAAAAAATAATATACGAGGTAAGCATGATGGATCTTGATGAGCCACCTAAAAACAAAATGCGGAAAATTATATTTAACTGGCATTGTACTTTATCTATGGAAGACAAACTAAAAATTGTAGGTAAGTTAATAGGTAGATCAAAACAAATACACCAAGATGATATTTATCAATGCATGATAGATATAAATGAATGGGGTAAAAAAATAACACTAGCAAGTATTGCAGGCTTATTAGACTGTTCAACAAGAACAATACAGCGTAACATGTGTGAAGAACTTAAACGAGAAAAAGAATTACTAAATCAACAATTATGAGAAGATTAATATATGATATGTACTATGCTGATGAGATCAGCCAAGAGATAGCATGTAAGTTGCTAGATAAATTAACTGAAATAAGAAATAAAAAAAGATCATACTAATGAAACATTATAACATACAGGGATATATAAGACACAAGAAGGATCTTGAATCAGAACTTAAGAGAACAGAACAAGATATAGTTATAGACAGTGAAGGTAATGTAGACTATACAACAATGGATAATGATACTATTATAAAAATGTGGATGCCACTTTGTGAAGCGCTAGCGCGTAAGTTTGCTACATCACAACAAGCATCAGGTGTTATGAGTATAATGGATCTTATATCTGAAGGTTACTTAGGCCTATGTAAAGCTGTTAAAAAACTAGACAGGCAAACACTAGCTGAGTCTGAAGATACTGAGAAAACTATTAAATCGTTTTTTGCAAAACGTATACGAGGTGCAATACGTAGAGGTATTGATAAGAATAGAGGTGATATGAGAATACCAGAACATAAGCTAAACGAAATACGTAAAAACTTTGGCAAAGACAAAAAAGCTGTAGCTATGTTCTTCAACTCTATATTCTTAAGTATAGACGCTAAAACAGAAGACGATATGATATACGACATACCTGACGAGTCAGAGCCATACAACGTAGATTTATTAAACATGTACTTAATGAGCTTATTAAAAAGTCATCTAAATGATAAAGAATATCAAGTGTTAAGACTAAGCTACGGGTTAGACTGCGACAAGCATTCAGCTACTGAAATTGCGGATAAAATAGGCATCGAAGGCAGTAGCTCTTATGTGAGAGTTTCACAGTTAAAAAAGCAAGCAGTAGATAAACTAATCGAGAACGTAGACCACTCACAAGTGCTTGATTACCTGTAAGTTAGTGAGTTAAAAGCGTAAATAAACGTGTAATTATATATATACAAAACCAATAAACCAATGAAAGAATTAAACCAAAAATTAGCTATCATACAGACTAAGCTAAAAGCGAAAAAGTCTTCGTACAATTCGTTCGGTAAGTATTACTTCCGTAAATCAGAAGACATCTTAGAGGCTATAAAGCCTTTCTTAATCGAACAAGGCGTTACAGTTACGATCAATGAAGAGATCGTTGCAACTGACCCTGTTCCAACAATGCAATCAACAGCAACAATATCAGACGGTGCAAATGCTATACACGCCACAGCCCTAGTCGGTGTAGACCTTAACCAAAAAGGTATGCAGACTTCCCAGCAATTTGGCGCAGCATCAACTTACGGTAAAAAATATGCCTTAGGTAATCTATTGCTTATTGATGACACAGAAGATGCTGATTCAGGCAAGAAAGCAACTTCAACAACTATTGATAAAATTAAGCAAGCAGCTAAACCAATGATGACTAAAGATCAATTTGATAAAGCTAAAGAATATATAGGAGCTGGAGGTGATATGAAAGCTATAGAAGCTAAATATAAAATTAATACTCAACACTTAGTTGAACTAAATAAATTAAATGGACAAAGCAAAAATACTAAAGAAGCTTAAAAACGACGAAGATTATTACGGTGATTTTGGTAACCAGTTTTTATCCAACTCACACGTTGGCAAGTTACTAAAAGATCCGTTAAATGCTTTCGCACCAAGCAAGCCATCACCTGCATTTTTAGTAGGAGGATATTTTCACACGTGCATACTAGAACCTGATAAACTTAAAAAGTACAAGGTAGTAAAAGCAAGCACTAGAAATACAAAAGCCTACAAAGATGTAGCCGGTGGAGAGCTATGTTTACTAGAACACGAGGTAGATATGATTGAGTTAATGAGACAGAAAGTCATGGAAAATGATATATGTAGAGACTTAATACAAGGTTCTAATGTAGGCTCGGATATAACAGATTTAAGAAATCCAGTTGAATATGAAGTACCTATGATTACAGAGTTGTTCGGTAACAAATGGAAAGGTAAAGCAGATATTGTTAACCATGAAGAAAAGTTAATTATTGACTTAAAAACAACAGCTGATATTGAAAAGTTTCAATGGTCAGCATCTAAATATAACTATGATTCACAAGCATACATATACAGCAAATTATTCGGGTATGAGTTTCTGTTTATAGTTATAGATAAAAGCACACATCAAATAGGTGTGTTCGACTGTTCACCACAGTTTTACGAAAGAGGTGAAGATAAGGTACGTAAAGCAAGTGAAGCTTATGACTTGTTTTACAAGGCCAAGGACTTTGATCCTAAACAGTATTTCATAAGCAAAACCCTTTAAAAACCAAATATTATGGGAAGACCAAAAATGAAGATCTGTACAGTTACAGGTATGAAAACTAGTGAAAACAATTTTTATGCAAATCAAAACCACATAAAAGCTGTAGACA